TTTAAATGGGACATTAATTTGAGGTAATTCCTTCGCAACAACTAATCTAGAATTATTATCTTCAGGATAAAATATTGCACTGTAAAAAGAATTTGTATGATAATGATTTCTACCCAAATCACCAGGTAAAATACGAGTAAACCAACTTGTAGACATTTTAAGGGGCACAGTATATTCTATCTCAGATAATGCTTCATTAACTATATCTTCAATTTTTTTTATTAATTTTTTATTATTTTTTAAAGTAAAAACATTATCATTTCTATTATGCCAATCAGTTTTCCATGTTGTTTTATCCAATTCTTCAAGAACATCATCAATTAACTCTGGACACTCTACATCATAAATTAAAGTTGGAAATAATTGTATTCGAGTTGCATTCATACGTTATTGTTCATAGTGTTGAGAGGAACATTTAGAAAATCCTTTAATTTTATCGAACTGAATTACATTCTCAAACTTATCATTTAAGTCTGACTTATGAGATATTACAAATATATTAGCACCTTTTATAATATATCGAATAATTTTAAGAAACTCATCAGTTCCAAATCCATCAAGAGATGAATCGAATACTTCATCCATAATTAATAGGTTTGTATTGACAGAGTTTTTAACTCTTGCAACTTCTCTCCATGTAAACAAAAGTGCCAAATCAATACGCATCTTCTCTCCTTCACTGAAAGAGGCATATGAAAAGTCTTCATGTATTGGAGACTTTACAGTTTCTTTAAACTCCTCATCTAAAGTAAAATTGATATAGAAATCCATCAACTGAAGGTATCGATTTACCTGTTGATTAATAAATGGTAGATATTTTTTTATAATTTTCGTCTTTACACCATCATCTTTAAGTAAAGAATATGCAAAATCATGGTGATTAATATCTTCTCTCTGAACTGCCAGTTCATCGATTGTATCTTTAAGACTACTTTTAAACTCTGCTAGTTTCTCATTTTCAGTATTTCTGTTTTTAAATTGTTCGGTAATAGTTTGAATTTCTGATTCAAGATCTCTGACTTGTCTTTGGTTAAGAGAGATGCGAGTGTTATTTTGAGAAATGTCATTATTGAGTTTAGTAATCTCCTTTGATAGTTTGGTGAAGAGACGCTCTCTATCTTCTTCTTTTTGAATTGCGTCTTTAAGGTCATTATAACCTGACTGCAACTCCTTTGCTTTATCTTGAGCGTCATTAATTCTATTTAAACGAAATGATTCTTCTATAGGTTGAGTACATGTAGGACATGTAACATTATCGGTAAAAAACTTATGTTCTTTCGTAATAACCGATACTTTATTAGATAGTTTACCCTTCAAATTGTTTAATTTCTTTAACTTTTGATTTGCACCTGTCACCTTTTCTTGCTCTTTGGTGAGATTAAAAACATCACTCTGCAAAGAATCATTTAATACTACACATTCTTCAGTATCTACAATCAAAGTATTAATTTTTTCTTTACTAATAGAAATATTATTCTTTCCCCTATCCTCTAACTCTTTAATAAAATTCTTTTGCATTGTCATTTTATCTTTTAAGTTATCTTTTTTGAGGTCTAGAGATCGAACCTTTTCTTTCTTTTCCCTAATCTGATCTTTGATTAGGTGATTCATTGCAGAAAAAATACGTATATCAAGTAGATCTTCAATCACTTCTCTTCGATTTGATCCACTTAACTGCATAAATGGGACAAATGTACTACTACCAAGTATCACAATTTGTGTAAAAGATTTATAATTAACTTTTAATATACTTTCTTCTAATATTTTTTGATTAGATCGATCATCTGCCTGTCGATGCATCAAATTACCATTTACTTCGATATCAAATATATTTGGTTTCATTCCCCGACGAACAATATAATCTCGATTATTCACAGAGAATTCTAATTCAACGAGGCAGTCCTTTTCATTCACAGTATTCATTAACTGTGATTTGTTTATTTTACGAAAAGGTTTATTAAACAAAGCAAAAGTCAGTGCATCTAACATTGTAGACTTACCTGATCCATTTGTACCAATTATTAAGTTTGTATTTTTTTCTAGAAAATTAATTTCATTCCAATGATCACCAGTCGAAAGAAAGTTTTTCCATTTTATAGTTTTAAAAATTATCATTTTTTAGGTGGAATAATAATGTCATCAGGTGTAATTACTGCGTATTTGTAATTATTCATTTTGCATGTTTTCAGTGCAAGATCATCGTCAATTTCAACTACAATCATTTCTTTATTTTCATCTTCCTCTAACATCATAGCATATCGAGTGGCATCATCTTCCTGCTCAAATAAAAACAAAACAAGATTTCCATACTGATCATCTACAGCATAGACTCCCTCATCTCTTCTGTTTTTAAGTGTAAGAAGAAACATTATTCTACCTCGCAAGCTTGTCGATAAAGATCTTGAAATATATTTTTAATTATATTTTTATCAAATTCAATATCAGATTCATCAATGTAACGATTCAATATTGAAATTGTACTCTCCTCTTCTTCTATCTCAAAACTTTCACTTTCTTCAATTGCAAAGTTTTCAATAATTTTTAAATCTTGTATGCCAGAAGAATAAAGTTTATCAATAAATTTTTCAAATTGTTTAGAATCAGATTTTTTACGAACAATTAATTTAACAATTTTATTCTTTAATGGAGTAGTATTGTACAATTTATGATTCGTATCTTCATAATATACATTATAAAATAATTTATAAGGATTATTAATTGGAGTATGAATGCGGGTATCCGTATCAAATAGATGAAACCCTCTTGTATCATTCACATCATTCCAAAACATCTCATATGGATTACCCAAGTAATGTATCTTCCCATTTGTAGAACGTGTATGAAAATGTCCAGAGTAAACTACATCAAACTTATTGAAGACATCAACATCCATTCCAGTTTCCATCATATGCCCACGAGTAGCTCTGAATCCATTAATTTCTAAATGACCCATTGCAACTTTACACTTGCTAGAATTTATTGCATTTACTGATGTCTCATAGTTTTCTGAATTAATCCAAGGTAGAAGCAATATATTTAATCCATCAATATTAATTTCTGTTGGACTCGAATATATTTCCCAATTATCATACGATGTTAATAAAAGTTCTGGTGAATTTACATAATTAGTATTTTTGTAATAACAATCATGATTACCAGTGATGGCATAGACCTTATACTTCTTTAATGGTTCGAATACAACTTGTTTCGACCATTCCAAACTTTGATAGTCAATTGACTTACGACTATCAAATACATCACCCATATGAATGATAGTATCAATTCCGTGCTCCTCCAGTGCAGGAAAGAATACATCCTTATAGAATAACTCAAAATAATTATGTAAGTGTGCAGAACCCTTTCTCGCACCCATATGAGTGTCTGTGATAATTGCTATCTTCATCTATTATTGTTTCGATACTGAATATTATCTTTAATGGTATTGTAATCAGAACTACTCCCTGCCAATGAGTTTTCATCTACCATCATCACCTCATCGAATCCTGTTCTCTCAATAATCTTTGTCTTGATATCTAATTGTTTCTTTTCTTTTTGTATTCTTCTGAGAAACGCATAATGTATGACCTGCGTAAAGTAAGCAAAAGGATTTTTGGATTTCTCAGGATCAAAGTTATGTATGTACTGAACGCAATTTTCGATTCCATCAGAGATCATATCCTCCCTAAACATATAGTTAACAAAGTTCGGTTTGTACGACAAGTGTGTTGCAATCTTTAAGAAACAAGAACCGAGATAGTTTGAGATGGGGGGTTTACCCTCCCATGGTCCTGACTTTGGTGGATCTTGTCCATGCTTCTTAAAGTATGCTGCCTTTGCCAGTAATGCCTTACCTCGATAAACAGTTATAGCCTGCAGTAACTCCTTATTATTTACATAGTGTTCTGACTTTTTTCTAGGCATAAGGTTTTTGTCTTTTTCATAATAATATTATAACATATTTTGAATACTTGACAAGTCGTGTAAATATATGTACAATAACTCTGTAAGGGTTCAAAGGGATATAAGTTATCTAAGTTTCTTTATTAAGCTTAAAAAGCATTTCTAGTTTTTTACGTGCTTCTGTTACAGAAGATATGTAACCCATTTCAGAATCTGGTTTAGTAAGTCCATTTATATCATATTCTGATTCTTCTCCATTAATATAGTGATTATATAATTTAATCAATTTCTTATCATCAGATTCAGTCATAGTAATAACTTTATCAAGTCGTATCATAAAAATATCTTCATTTGGTAACTCCATCCATGGTTTAACTTTAATAAAAGTTCCGTTGGGAGTTGCAACTGTCCACATTATAACTGGATTTTGAAGTACTATGATAGTATCATCTTCTTGATCATTATCCACAAGAATAAGTGAGAAGATTTCTTCTCCAGAAACTAACTTAAGTATTGCGTAAAATTCGTCTCCCATTATTTTTTAAGTGGTATGTTGACTATATCATAATCAAAATTTTCTTCATTATAGATTTTGATTCTTTCAATAAGGTGATTGAGTGTATAATTTTTTCGAGATTTATAACTAATGTCATCAGCAATATCATAAAGAGTTGCTCTTGTCTTTTGATTTCCTTTACGAAGAACTCTTCCGATAGACTGTAAATTACGTATTCTTGATTTAGAGGGGGATGCAAAAATTATATTGTGTAAATTTTTGATATTAATCCCAGTGGAAAAAGTCCCGTACGAGGCAACGATAATAGCATCACTCTCCTGCTCAGTGATTTCTCGAACTTTCTCTCTGTCTTCGGTGTCCACTCCACCATGAATAAAAAAGACATTGCGATTCTCAATAATATTACTATTATTTATCAAATTGTAAAGAGGTTCTCCGTGCTTTTCAACTCTGGCAAAGAGTATCAAAGTGTTACCCTTGAGATCCAATGCAAGGTTTTTGATAAAGTTATTTCGTTTTGTATGACCAATAATATACTGAACCTCTTCCTCAAAATTCTCAAATTTATTCGGTGGGTGTTTCAATAGAAGCACGTTGATATCTAGTTTTGCAAGGTGCCCTTTCTTCATAAGCTCGTCAGTTTTAATGATCTTATAGGAAGTCCCGAACAATCCCTCAAGAACCCATTTGTGAGTCTCACTTCCGTCTAATGTGCCAGTAAATCCGAATCGATACTTTGCACCATCAAGTTTTGTCATTATAGATATTAATGACTTTGATTTAAACTGGTGTGCCTCATCCCCAATTACCACAGAGAATCTCTCAAAATACTTTCTGGGGAGTTTGTAGATTGATTGCCAAGTTGTAATAATCACCTGAGAGTCAGTCTCTCTTTCTTTACCAGCATATACCTTGTGGCAAAATGAACCAACGTCCCAACCATAATCTGCAAAATCTTTATACATCTGTTCTACTAACGATGTCGTCGGAACGACTATCAAAATATTTTTCTTATTACCAACATAGTATCGAACAATCGAATATATCATCAACGATTTACCCGAAGCAGTTGGAGATATCAATAATTTTCTATTATGTCTTAGAGCGTCGTATACTCCATCTACTTGATAATCTCTAGGTTTAAATTTAGATATTGCGTTCATATAATCTTTGACACCCTCAAGTGATATCATTTCATTCACTTCGAAAGGTAATCCAAAATATTCACTGTCTATGAATTCGTATGTGTATGCGTGATCCTTACAAAATTGTATAATGCGATCAAGTAATCCTACGTATATCTCTCCCTTCTGCGTATTAAAAAGTCTTATCTTACCGTCCCAATATTTCTTCTTATATGCTGGTGAAAACTTTGCATTTGGAATATCAAAGGTGAATTGATCGGACAACTCATAGTAGATATGAGGTTCCGCATGTATCTTGAGATACACTTCATTCTTCTTTGATATAATCAAATGTGACATTAAATATGGTCATTTGATTATATTTAGTTAGGTAAATCCAGACTGAAAACGGTGCCATTCGATGGCATTTTTAATTTGATATGTGCGATTTGATACGATTCTAATTATCTCTTCCAGAAACTTAAGTGTTGTATCATAGTATCTTATCTTTAAATCTATCTTTGTCATCCTTTCATCGGCATCTAGGTGCCTCTGTATTGCGTCCTTCTCTCTTACCTTATACGGAAATGGTTCTTCTTCATAAACCTTTGGATCTGCCTTTCCTGTGTAATAATTATATCTTTCCAATTTAACTTTTGCTTTTTGATCTCTTGCCTTCTCGCGCATCAAAGTGATGGTATTATATATTGTATAATACTTTGAGTGTAACTGTGGTATTTTTAGTGACTCATCATGTAGGTTATCAGGATCAATGACAGCATCACGCTCCCACATCTCCTGAATCTCATCAAGATTCATAAAGGAGTTCTTCCGTCTGGTTTAACTATATTATACACTGTATATCGAAAAATTGCATCTGCTGTAAAATAGTTGATATCCGTATCTGTTGCTTCAAATTCGAGAGAGGATAGACTGATAGGAAATAAATCAGAAAATTTTACAATCGCAGTTGTATTAAAATTACTATTCAATATATGAAGATTACCATCACTAAATATTAATTCTTGATCTCTTTGACCATCTTCATTGGTTGTAGCCTTTTTAAATTGTTCTGTCGTTTCTGGATATCCAAGTCCAGTTAACCAATTATGCACTGACATATAATTTTCTAAATTTTCATCAACCAAAAATCGTAAAGAAAATTCTCCATACTGTAACTTATCACCAGGAACATCAATGTCTTTAAGATAACTTGGTTGTAGAGCAGTGCCAAGTGATATCTCAGGTATACGACTTGAGTTTGAAAAGAAAGTTGCCTTTGGTATTTTTGATAATGTAAACTTAAAACCTATCGGAGATAAAAAATTACGATTCTCAATTTGATTTTCGTATATTCTTGCCATTATTCCTCTACCACTGTACTATTTTTCCACCAATTAGGTTGGTAAGTGTAAGTTACACTTCCTAAATTTTTTGTGACTGTAGTTGCTTTTACTGCATCAGCATCTGTTTTATTTGTATAAATCTTTCTATTTTCATAGATGTTTGTCCAACGATTATCTCCTGCATAGTATTCACCACCATTTGTAGGAACCGAAGAACCTAAAGTACTTAACTTTTTAATATGGTATGGCATAATAATTAATCCGTATCAGTATTTACTTGATTTCTTGGTCTATATTTAGTGCTTGGCATATTCGCACCACCTTTGTCTATAACATTAGAACCACCACTTGACCTTGATGTACTTTTATTTTTTGATGCAGCAAATTTCTTTTTAGCTACAGATGCTTTATCTGATGCCACTGATTCTTCATCATCAGATGAATCAACATCTTCCATAAACTCTTTAAAATTTTTCATATTGGTTTTTAATTATTTAGAAGAGTTTTTCTTATTCTTTAAACGTTTCTTTATCATTTTAGCATATTTTACATCAAGTTTCGAATACAATGATGGATGTTTCTTAGCTCTTTTTAATAATTTTTTTACTGCTTCTTTATCATTCATATGAGTATTTATACACAAAAAAAAGACCCCCGAAGGAGTCTTTTGGAAATATGTAATGAATATTACATAAGGTTTGCAACAGTAACTCTCTGATAGTATCTGTTGGAGTTAGCTTTAAGTCTACCAGTATTAGTTTCGTTAGTACCTTCTGCAAATGGGTTTGCAACGATACCGTAACGAGTCTTAAAGCCGATTTTTGGCTGGAAGCTGTTTTCTCCGACAGCACGTACCATCTGTAGTGGTACATATGGGCAGTAGAATAATCCTGCGTCATATGGTGAAGTACCTTTGTATCCTACAACATAGTACTGATTACCTGGAGCTGCTGGTGAGTTAGCAGAGAATGGGTCGATGTATACTCTGTACTTACCTTGAAGAACACCAGCAAATGTGTTGCCTGTGTCATCAACGTTAAGATTAGCATTAAGTGCTGGAGTGTAATCCAATACACCTGCCATTGTAAGTGCAGAAGCAACGTCAGCAGAACAAAGGATCATGTTACCCTTTCCTCTACGAGTTCTCTGTGCGATTCGGTTTGCGTCTCTTTCGATCTGGAAGATAAGTCCCTTGAACTTCTCAACTGACCACCTACCATTTGAGTCGGTATCAAGATCGAATGTACCCGCTGAAGCAACGTTAGTAGCAGCACCTGCTTCTGCAGTTTTGTAGATAGTTCTAATAACTTCTCTGTTGATCTCAGCAAGAATCTCTGTTGAGAGAATGTTTGCTAATTCTGCTTCTGCGTTTAGACCGTGAATTGCCTTAAGGTCTTGAGCAAGTTCTAAACTGTACTCTGCCTTTAGTGCTCTGGATTTCGCAGTAACGGTGACCTTCTCGATTGAGAATGCCATTTCGTTGAAGGCTGGAGATCCACTTGTTCCGAGTGCTTCAGACTTCTCGGTATCCATACCCTGACCAACGTTATAAGCAAGTTGGTTAGCAGGAGATCCTGATGTTGGGTTGAGTAATCCAGGGTTTCCAACTGATACTCCACCTGATAATGCTGGTTTTTGTGTAGTTGTACCAAAACCAACAGTTGAACCGTCAGAACCAGTAGCATATCCTGAACCGATATCTGTGCCAGTTGCACCTCTACCAGAGAATGCTGTGTCTGCTTCGTTAAATAGTGCCTCTGTTCCGTCCATTTGAGTGAACTTAGATCTCATTGCAAAGATCAATCCAGTAGGACCAGTCATTGGTTGAACACCTGCTAGGTCATATGCGACCAAGTTAGGCATTGAACGACGGATTAAACTGATGAGAACAGGGTCGAAACCTGCTACAGGTGAGTCTGCTCCAGCAGAGAAACCTGCTGTTGTACCACTTGAACCTGTATTTTGTGTTGGTGATGCTTCGGAAAGAAATTCTCTTTCTTCTCTAATTGCTGTCTCTTGGTTCTCCAAAAGTTGTGCGGTAACCATTCTCTTGTGATTATCCTTGATTGGATCTAGTCCATCGTAATCAAGTAATGGTGCCCACTTCTCCTGAAGATGCTCGTGATTAATTGGAGCTCTCATTTGAAATTTACCTCTTTAAAAGTTTAGTTTGAATTTATGATATAAAAATCATTTTTTAGGAACTGATCTTCCTAGAGTCTTAAGGTAAGATTCCATCAATCCAGTGACTGCTGGTTCTTGATGACCTGTTTCTGTACCTTCAGTTAACGTCTCAGTTTCGTTCCTTTGAACAGTAGTTCCATTAGTTGGGAAATAAGACTCCCTTAATGTTACTAATTTCTCACGGTATGCGTCTTCACTATCAAACTCAACATTCTCTGCAAGTTTTGCCAACTTGTCTTTCTGTGTTACAGCAAGACCTTCAGTGACATCTGCAAAGATTACATCAGAAGTAGATTCTGATAATCTCTTTGTAAGAGCGATGTTTTTATTGATTTGCTCGTTGAGTTTTCCTTCCATTTCATCAAGTTTATCTACCATACTATCGAGTACATTGTATTTTTCTTCAGGAATAGTTACATAATGTTCTTCAAAAAGTGTCTTCATTCCTTCAAGGAATGATTCTGTCATTTCAGTTTTTAGTCCTGCTTCAACTGCAAGTTGATTTTCGGACATCCATTCATCGGCAACATACTCAAGGTATGCGTCGAGTCTTTCTGTTAATTCTGCTTTTACTGTAGCAACTTCTTCTACAATAGTTGCTTCGTATTGCTCTTGAAGTTCTGATTTAACTTCTGCGATTTTAGATCTAATAGCAGCTTCGAAGATTGTTTTTGCTTTCTCTTGGAACTCTTCAGATAGTTCTTCTCCTTCTAAGAGTGCCTCGATATCTTCGTCTACATTGACTATGGTTTCGGTAACAACCTCTTCCTCTGTCTGCTCCTCTTCAGCAACAACTTCCTCTTCTGTGGTTTCTTCTTCTGATACCACTTCATCGGTTGTAGTTTCTTCTTCAGAAACAACATCTTCAGTAGATTGCTCATCTTCAGCAACTACTTCACCTTCGACCTCTTCTTCCTCTTTCATGCCTGATGATTTCATAGGCTCTGCAGGTTTAGCACCTTTGTTTACGATGTCTTTAACTTGCTTGAGGATCGCACCAGCATCTTTGAGTTTTGCTGAGTCGTCATCTGGTTTGTAATTTTCTGGTGTAGGACCTCCTAGGTCTTCTACTGTTGGTGGTGTTCCACCTGTGGTAAGCTTCTGCATTGGTTCTGCAGGTTTAGCTCCTTTGGTTACTACGTTTTCCATGTTGTGTAAATTGTTACCGTCGGATATTAGTCTGTTATTATTTATAGAACTTATAGATTTGATAAGAAATCAGTAAACAAGTTAAGTTTATGCTCTTCTAATCTACCTTGATCTACAAGAGTGTTAATTCTCTTTTTTGTGATTGTTGCTTGTTGTTCACGAAGAATTCCTCCTTCCCAAACCCACTCTTTTCCTTCCATAATTCCAGACACAAATGCATCAGGAGCAGATGGATCAGCAACAATATCTGCAGCAGTTGCTAACATAAAATCTTCACCAACTACTTTGCACCCATTTCCACTTTCTTTTAAAGATCCAACACCACGAGACGAGACTCCGAGTGTTACACCTTCACCAATAAGTGACTTTGCAATCTTACCCATTGGTGTATCAAGAAGTTGTGCCTTGCCCACAAAATTATTTCCTTCCTGACGAAGTGATGTAATCTTATGAGAAACACGATCTAAGTTTACTGTCGGTCCGTCTGGATGTCCAAGTTCACCGAGTGCACGACCTTTCTTTACAAAAGATTCATTGTATCTACCAACCTCTTTTGCAAGAGTATTTACTGGATACATTCTACCATTACGATTTTTGATGTCACCTTGTAGGAAAACACCCTCAATATACATTTTCTTTTTAGCACCTTTTCCTTCGGTGATAAATTTAACGGTTGAAATTTCTTCTGTGATTAGTTTCATTGTTCTAGTTTGTGAATGCTATCTGAGAACCAAATACCGTTGCAGCATTAACCGCACCACCTGCTGCTAATTCTACTGTAACATTTGCACCAATATCTTTTTCGACAGAAAGTCTTTCTCCTCCTGCCATATGAAGTTCAGAAGTTGCAGTTCCTGCAACAACTACTTTTATTGCCACGGCATTTGTATTAATGATTGATATTAATCTTGCAGAATCTAAATCAGCAGATGCAGTCTTAAGATCTTTACCAAGACTAAGTGGTTTAATTACCATTACTCTGTTTCCTCTTCTGTTTCAGGTTCCTCTTCCACTTCATATTCTGGTTCATCAAACATAGATGCAGAAACATTCGGTCTCTGACCCTCTATTCTTTCGGCAGATTTTGTAAAAAGAATATCTTTGAGTTTGTCAGTAACCTCGGAAGCAGCAGAATCTGTTGCTATCAAATCGATGATGTCGTCCATATTTTAGTTATAACGTTATAATGTATTTATATCTCCGCCGTTTTGGTATCTTTACTTAACTGTGCATCAGTTACCGCAGCAGATTTTTCTAGGTCTGGTTCTTGTGGAACATCACCTAAATCTTCACCACCACCTTCGAGTGGTTCTCCTGTAATTGGATCTACTGCATTTGGATCTGGAATGATACCATCTTTAATTTCTTGTTCGATCTGTTCATCAATTTCGATGATCTCACTATCAGTCTGACGTAATACTTTTCTTCTTACAAAATCATTTGAATAATACTTACCTACATAAGGTTCGATTGTTGCCAGAGTTGCAAGTCTTTCATTCATTAATTCTGATTCTTTAAGTTCTGCGAACTGATTATCATACAAGAAATCATACTGGATATGTTCTCTGATAGATTCCCAATCTTCAGGTGTAATTATATTTTTAAGTAGCAATTGAGTCTTTAACATATCATTAAACATCTGAGCAAATCTCTTTCTCAAACGTCCAACAAACTTTGCAAACTTAAGTTCATCTCTTAATATCTCAGATGAACGACCCAAGTTAAATCCACCATCAGATGCAATACGTGATTCTGGAACAGCTAATGCACGATATAATTTTTTCTGGAAGTATTCAATATCTGAAAGTTCCCCTAAATTTTGACCACCAGGTAAAGTTGTGATTTCAGTTCCCCTACCACCTTCTCTTCTTGGTAACCAGAAATCTTCCATCATTGACATAAACTTACGATCATCACGGACTTCACCTGTCTGTGCATTGTAAGTTAACTTATTACGATAACGATACATCACTTCTTTTAGATATTGTTCCGCCTTTATCTTTGGAAGATTACCAACGTCAATATAAAATATTCTTCTTTCTGGTGCCCTTGATAATCTATAAATTACAAGACTATCCTCAATCATTCTTAATTGATTTAATCCTTTAATTGCCTTATGTAAATATGATAAAACACTACCACGATTTCGATCTATTAAACCAGATGTGCAATATGTGATCGCATCTTTTGCAATTTTAATCCCTTTACTTCCACCACCACCTGTTGCAAGATTTGATGGATATGCTGGTGCAGGTGTGTACATAAAATACTCATCAATCTGAGGATTGAGAGTTGATGGATTATCACGATTGCTATTTACATTTACGTAATCATTTCGATCTTGTTTCTTTTCTTTGCGAATATATTTTATTTTAAGTGAATCAATATATCTTAAATCTTGAATACCATCTTGTGGTCTTTTCTGATCAATAACTTTAAGATAAACTAATTTACCATCCACATACCAATTACGAAATATTTCATGAGCCTTTCGATCAAAGTCTAATATCTCTTTGATATTTTTAAATTCTTCTCGTATTATTTTCTTTAACTTATCACTTGCGTTTAGATTAGATAATTCTATTTCTACAGGTGAATCATATAAATCACTTACGATTGCTTCATTAACAATATCTTCAATTGCACCATCAACCTCTGGATGAAGTGCCATTTCTCTATATCTTTTAATTAAATCGAATTCGTTTCGATATACACCTTCGATATCTACATATGATCCATAAAAACCACTCTGTATATAAAAGTCTGACCCGTCCTGATTATTCTCAGGAACGGGTGAAACTATCGACGGTGATTTTTTTTCGTTATCCTCAACAGAAAAACCAAATAGCCGTGCCATATTATAATTGTACTAGTATTTTACTATTTATCTGATATTTTCACCACCAGCTTGAGAACTAGTTCCCTTAAATGCTTCCCACCAGTGAACCTGCATTTCTACATCGAACTGTTCAATTGTGTCAGTTGTTTCGTAGTTTAGGTCAATTGTGGAAATGTTGGTTGGAAAAATATCCCAGAATTTATACGAACGTAGAATCGAACCATCACGATCTAACTGGTGAACAAATGCATCTTTATGATATGCATCTGGATCTGTTAATCCTGTGGCATCTTCTAGTTTGTTAATTACATTCATCCATTTTTCCATCGCAGATCTGATAACAAAGTCTGTATCGTTAATGACTGTGATAGTCCAAGTTTCGAATGTTCTGTCTCCAGCAACTTTTAAAATACGACCTCTGAAGGGTATTTCGACTGGAGCAATTGTTGAAGCAGGAAGTGCTGCTGCTTTAACTAAAAATCTAGATTTCTGTAAGACATCGTTTGCGATTGCAACGGCATCTGGGAATGCTAACTCTACCTCAAAGAGGTTTGGTCTAGCACCACCACCAGACAATCTACTTTTAAAATCTTGAATCTTCCTTAAAGGAATATTGTTGATTTGTTGACGTGAAGGCATTGTTTTAAACCTCTAAATTAATTAAACGGAACCGATAACTTCTTCGAATGAGATGCCAGTTCGAGTGGCAACAAATGTAAGACCAATGAAGTTAATTGATCTTGCTGGTTTGATGAAGATGTCTGCTATAAATTCGTTACTATCGATAACAGCAGCAGTGTTATTTGTCTCATCACAGATAACAACGTAATCTTGAATACCTCTCTTGGATTGAACATCTCTTAAGAAAGGTTCAACAATGTTCACAAAGTTTGCCCTTGTTATCTCATCGTTGAATTCAAATAATTGATCTTTCGCAGCAGCTGCAATTCCTTGTTCTAGGAATATGAATAATCGACGAACGTTGATTCTATCGAATGCAGATGCTTTTGCAAAACCAGTCTTATCTCCGAATAATATAATTCCAGCACCAGGTGAGTTAATAACTGGATTTATTCTGTTAGAATAAAGTTTGTCCCTCTGTAATCTGGTTGGATTGTAAGGAAGTTTAACTGCATTTAAGATTGCTCCTCTATCTGTACCTGCTGGTGAGAACCAAGGGAAATCATTAATGTCGTTTCTTGCACATAATCCCGCAATATCACCATTTAATGGGATGTAACGGAACACTTCATTAAACCTATCATACACGTATTTGTATCCACTGTCAAATACTGCAAAGGTTGTTGATGCAATTGGATCAAAGAAATCAATAATATTATTTGTTATTGTCTCATCATCAAGAACTACTGGTGATGATTGACTTCCACTATCTGAAATAATTGAGTTTCTAGAAGGTGAAATGAATGCAACTGCATCTTTTCTTTCTTCAGCAACAGTTATTAAAGTATTTGCTAATGATCTAGTATCATCTTTAGATAGATTACCTCCACCTGCTAGTAAGAAATCAACGTTATTCACTCCATCATTTTTAAATATATTATAACCTGCTTTTATATCACCGACACCAGCATCTAGTGAACCTGCTGTTGTTAAGTCTGTCTTACCACCATAATTGTTACCACCTTTTAATATTAAATTTTTAGGTCCTGAGGCATTAAATGTAATTCCTTCAGCATCTTTATCCCATTCACCAGCAGTGTTGGGAGTAAAGTTAGCACCATCAAATCCAGTTACAATAGTACCAATTCCTCCACCACTCAAACCAAATAAGTTTTGTGAGTTTGTATAAAGGTAACTTCTCCAATAAGATGGGGAACCTGCAGAGAATTTTGCATCTTTAGCTTTTGATAGATTAAGATGTTTTTCTAAAATTGTTCCTGCATTTCCTGTAACTTTTCCTTTTGCATCAATTACTAGTATGTGAACCTCATCAAATCTACCACCTCTATCGGATACATACTCAGATGTGCCTGGTCGATCAGCTATTGCATTCCAATCTGCTTTTACGACTGTTGTTCCAATACCAGTTGTGACTTCATATTGTTGTTGATCAAACCAATCAACTACTGCTGTGGCGTCAAATGCACCTGATTGTCCATTGAAAAATGCAGACACTGACAACAATTCAGTTCCAATTTTTAAGAATCCACCAGGATTTACTTTATCACTAATGTCAGAACTTGCTTCTATCTGAACATTTGTCACACTATTGTTTATAGTGACTTTAACAGTTCCTACTGAGGTATTTAAATCTAGAAGTGTAATCGGTGCTCCATCATCATGCGCTGCTGCTGATGTTCCCTGTTGACCTCTGGTAACACCAGTGATTTTTCCAGATGCAACAGTTGCACCATTTAATGAAATAATTTCAGAACCAATTACAAGGAATTTATTTGCACCAGCTGAAATACCAGTAGTCTCAACACCAATTTCTGTAGCACCTGATGCTAAAGGTTCTCCACCCTGTTCATCAAGAACCTTTGTTCCAGTCTTAAAGAATGAATTGATACTAGCACCAGCATTATGTGATGCTGCAGTTGTTCCTCCAAATGCTCTTGACATATTGGCAGATGTTGTTCCTGCTCCACTATTTGGAAAATCAAGTCCTCCTGTTGTAAATTTGTAAAGACTGTTATAATCTTTAGCAGTTTCTTCACCAGTGGTGACGATACCTACAACTTTGACATCAATATTTTTATCATTTATACCTGTGATGATTCCCTTAAGATGACCAGTTAAACTTCCTGAAGCAGGATCTGTTACGGTAATTGCTTGTGTAACACCTAGACCAACAGATAAACCTGATGTACCAGTTAATGTAATTCTTTGATCTGCCTGACTGTCTATGATTGCGATCCTAATTCCGTCTGCCCAAGTGCCAGGATTTTTTGCTGCAACAGTTGCAGTTGAAAGAACATTCTCCTGATATCCTAACTCCTGATAGTTTTCACTGCTTAAAATTCTTATACTTGATGCAGATCCAACATTATCTGGTGCACTAGTATCAGTCTTGTCAAAAGCATTTTTAAGACCAACTCCAGTGGTTGAATTAAAATCATCTGCTCTAACAACACTTAAAGTGCCTCCATACGATAAGTATGAAGATGCAACTAACCATGGTTCGAACTGTTTATCTGTATTATATGGTTGACCAAATAGGTCAAATAAATCATTTTCTCCAGTTATCACTGTTGGTTGACCGACAGGTCCTTTCTCAAAAGAACCCACAATTCCACCAACTTTTCCAGTTGTTCCATCGATCCTTCCAATCGTTAGATCAACCTCTCTTATAAGAATACCTGGAGATGCTAAATTTAAGGCCATCCCTTACTCCTCGTAATCCAAAATTATCTAAAAATATTTATGTAAAAGGGTATTTACGACGGGGAAACAATGCGTGAACATCACCAATCTGGATATATATCTTCTACTAATATTTTTATTTTTCTACTTTTCTTAATTCTTTTTACCGTACAGGTTTTACATTCATAAGAATATGCTGACGGAAGTGTGCCTTTATATTTTCTTGTCAAATAAAAATCTTCTATTAGATTTTTTATCTTACCACAGACCCTACATTTTCTCTCAGAAAAAAGTAAATGTTCTAATTCTATCTGCTCATCAAATTCCATTTGTATCAAGTTCTTTTAAATAATCTATCCACCAATCAGGATCTTTCTTCATTTTCCATTTTGGCACATCCATCCCTCTTTCAGAATACCATTCAAATATTATGGCATTAATCTCCTGAGATATTCCAATATTCCTCTTTCTCTTCATCAACGTCTGCATATGCGTCTGCCAGATATGGTCCATGAGGTTTTTTAGATTCTTCTTTAACATACTTTGACTCAGCTTCGGTTGCCGATAACCATAATATCAGTTTCATGATTATAAAAATGGCAGCAAGTGGAAAAAAACATGCTACTAAAATAAAATCTTTCATAAAACTTGTATCACTCCAACTATTTCTGGGAACTGTTGTGTAAGATGTCGTTCAATTCCCATTCTTAAAGTTTGGGAACTCATTGCACAAGACTCACATGCACCACTTAATCTAACTTTAGCAATTGCTGCTTTTTCATCTTGCTTAACACCGTAATACATTCTAATATCTTCATCTAAATCATAATCTAATTCTATAAATTCAAGATAACCACCATCTGCTTCGATGTATGGTCTGATATCATTCAGTGATTCGTTTACTTGTTGAGGAGTAAGAGTCATATTCTTTCCAATCCAATTTGATACCTTTGTGCGCTAGAAGCACTAATTTTGCTTCTGTCATTTCTTTACAATAGAAGATGATATTATCATCTTGCAATCCTGTGTCTCCACTCATTTTTCCTCCTCATAATTGGGTTTTCCAAAAGTTTTGTATGCTAATTGTTCTTTCAAAAAATCAACCTGCAGTTTTAAACTTTTATTCTCTTGCTCAAGTTCGATAATGTGTTTTTCGTAAACAGTAATCATGTTTTCCAAATTTTCTAATTTTGATTCTTTATCCCAATCCATCATGCCTTACAAAAATTATTTAATCATTTAATGTTTGCTTTAGATTTGGAAACTCACATATAGTCCCACATATAGGAACGATCTCCATATTCATCAGCATACCATCTATCTCCGTTTGCGTCAACTGTGACTGTATCTTCTAATCCATCATTTATGAATCCGAAAGGTGCCATATCCTGCTCAATTTGATTTTTTTGCTCCTCATACATCCTCTTACGAATATCATTATCTGTCATCTCCTTGAAGTAATCCTGTGCAACTAACCATGCAAATATTACAAGACACATTGCTAAATCATCATTACATCCTTCCTCTGCCTCAAATGAATTGTGTTTCTGTGCAAATGTTGTCAACTCAGATATAATTTCATAATCACAAGTTAAGAGTTTATCATCCTCCATCATAGCTTTGAGATTACTACACCCAAGTTTTTTAACTGCAGATGTCATACGCACACCAAGTTGTGTTTTCTTTCCACTAAATCCTTGACCCACGACTTGTCCTGCACGACCTCTCATAGATGCCATGAGTAAGTTTTCATATTCCAAATCATACTGTATGATGCTTGCAACCTGATCTCCGATATCATTTACCTCTACTAAAAGAAAAGCATTGTTATATCCTTTTGCCACGTTATGAATTATATTTGGAAATAACATTGGTTTTATTTCATTGTTTCGATATTTTGCAACTACTTTGTATGGGAACTGTGTAATATCAAATACTATAAATGCAGAGTAATCATTACCTAAACCCCTTGCCACATCAACGGTTATCATATAATTATGATCTTTTAATACATTTTCGTAAATATCCAATCCAGCGTTTCTTGTTCTCGGATTTTCATAAACAAGATTTCTTAACTTTGCAGGATTGATTAGTGTATTAACAGATCCTAAAAACTCACACTCAAACTCAACCTTAAACTGTTGTTCTGATGTGTTTGCAATGGTTTGTTGCTTCCAATATTCATCTCTACCTGGTACCTCTGACCAATGAACATCAGTCGGTATATATTCATTTTTATTTCGTTCAGCATCATGCCACATACGATAAAAATGATTCATACCACGAGGGGTAGAAACGATTATGACCTTTGTTTGTGTACCAGACGAAATTGTAGGATATACAGATGCAAAGAAATCTTCTGCTACATGATTTGGAACAAAAGCAAATTCATCCAAGAATAATATATTAAATGACATACCACGAACCGCACTTGCAGATGTGGATGCTGCTAATATTTTCGATCCGTTCTCTAATTCTAATGATCCTTTATTCCATGCAATAATACCCTGTTGCATCCATTTTGGTAAGTTTTCATATGCAGTCTGCAATCTACCAAGTAGATCCATGGCAATCTTTGCTTTGTTCGCAAGAATACCTATATTAACGTTGTCATTGAATACCGCATAGTGTAAAAGATAAGATACCACAGTAGTAGATTTACCAGTCTGTCTTGGCATCTTGCAGATATTAAACCTGTTTTCATGGAAATTCCTAACGAGTTTTTCTTGAAATGGATATAAATTAAAAGGAACTAGTCCTTCATCAAGTGATACTATCTTTATATATTTCTTTGCAAAATAAACAGGATCATCCTTACACTTCATGAACTCAATGACATTCTCTTCAGTGAATTCTATCTGTGTATTTGCCTTTTTTAGATTCGGATTTCCAAGATAAACATTATCAGACATAATTTAATCAGCAATTCCAACGACGACGTGCTTGTCTTAATCGACTATTTGGATCTTTAGCTGCCTTTGGAAACTTTTTCATTTGTCCTGCACTTCTTGCACAATAACTCTTTCTACGATTTGCATCTTTTGAACCTTTCTTTAACTTGGATGGTTCTGTAGTCACTGCAGTTTTTAATTTAGAACCAGGATTTCTACGACGATATGCCTCAACACCTTTCTTTGTCATACCAGCACCAGATTTTGTAGGTCTTTTATGACCTGACTTAACACTCATTCCTTTCATATCATCTTCACTTAATTCATTTCTCCAATCAGACATCACTTTCTTTGATGATATCACATCAATTACTTGCACAAAATCATTACCATTTGCATCCTGTAATGTTGTGATTTCCTCCTTCCTCATTTTTTTAGCAACAGCATCCTGTTCTTTTTTGCGAAGTTCTGCCTCCTTTCTTGCCTTCATCATTGCAGCATTGGTGCTTACTCCAACCTCTTCTTTCACACCCTTAGTCTTTACACCTCTTCTTGCTCTGTGCTCTTCTCCTCTTTTTGCTGCAAGTTTTGCTCTTTCTGATGGGTCTTGCCCACGAGAACCAGATCCCTGCATATCAAAGGCACCTTTTTTACCAAACCTTCTTTCATTTCGGTCTGCTGTCACACCAAATACTTTTTTATCATCCACCTTTGCTTCACTCATTCCCTTGGTTTTTACACCTCGTTTTTCTTTATGTGCTTTGTGTCTTGCGTCGATTACAGCACCTCTTTCAGCAGGATCAGCAGCGTTACCACCCATACCTGTTGCTCTTACATTACGAATAGATGCTTTACCATAGTTAGAACGTCCACGTTCTTGACTTAACCTTTGATTATCACTATCCTTTTGCCTTTCATCAAGAACTTCTACTTCCTCCTTTTTTACGCAGTTTGGATACCTCTTACCAAACATTGTCTTCATACCTTTCTTCTCATATCCCTTCCAGCATTTTTCTGAGAAATGTTGGAATGATACACCAGTTGGTTCGAACTCTTCTTTCTTACTGCTATTACCCCAGTTCGCAGCACCTACCTTACGACACTTAACTAATGCACCTGATGCATAAGCACTTGGCCATACTGAATACCTTGACTTAACCTTATGATAACAGGCATCCTTACTACCACTTCCCTTACCTTTCTTATCTCCTTCTGTTACAACTTCTTCACTTACTCCTGCTTTTCTTAATCTCTTTGCTTGACTCTTATGCATCTCAACTGCCTTATCTAATTCCTTTGCAATACCTTTTACATTCTTAGGCATTTCCTTCTCTTCTTTATTCATGGTATATGCCTTATAATTAGGACTCTTCTTCTCAACTGGTTTACCTGCTCTACGCATTGCCTTATTTCCTGCACCTCTATCAGTCTCTGTTGGAATATTCTTGACTGCTGCTTGTGCTGTTGGTGGATGTGTTGATGCTAATTTTGCTTTTCTTGACACACCTGCTCCACCGTATGCCTCTTCAAAATCAGTTCTCCAGTTTGAATAAGTTTCTTTCATTTTCTTCTTAGGTTTGTCAGTTGATACGTATGTTGGTTTCGCAGCACCAGATTTAGATTGCTGACCAGGATCTGCTTTCTTTTTACGACGTGCAGCAGATAATCTTTCTGCCTTTGTCATACTTGCTCTCTTTGAGGAAGATACACATTTAGGTGTTCCTTCACCAGGTTCATCACTCGCACAGGTTCCACCCGTAACGACGTTGACCCAACCACCTTTTCCATCTTTAGATTTGGAACCTTTAAACCACTTATGAAGTGATCCTTCACTCATTCCTCCTCCACCACCGTTGGATCCACCATTGCCACCGCCATTCCCGCCAGAACCATTACCATTACCATTACCGCCATTGCCACCATTTCCGTTTCCTCCGTTGCCATTACCATTACCATTTTTCTTTTTACCATTACTGTCATCATCATCTTTATCATGACGTAAATATCCACCATAACCAATGCGATAACCCTTTGGAATTGGTTTGCATTTCTTATCGGTGTTGCAATAATAGTATCCAGATTTACACTTTTTCATTCTTTGGATTCGGTGCCTCTTTATTATTTAGAAAACCTTTTTTCAGTATCTTTGATAATTCTGAAGTAGAACCAACAAATAATGCATTATTCGTGACATTGTTTGTTGTTTTATTTACATCTTCATCAACTTCTTTTACCTTTTTCTGCAAATCCATAAGTTTATCAGTGGTATCAGCAACTGATTTAATTAACTGTCCAGCAACTTCATATGCTCTTGGACTTGCGGTTTCACCAGCTACCTCCATAATACCATTAATTGCTTCCTGTCCCTTCTCAATCAGAGAGTATAAATTACCTCTTGTGTAATCATAATCTTTTCCAATATCCTCTCCCTCAACCTTTTTAATTTCTTTTTTCTTTTTAGAAACAACATCCTCTGGTGTTGGAATGATTTCGGACTTTACATTTAAAGCCTCGTCAATAGGATCATAGTTAGTCATTAGATATCAGTTTGTCTTGTTGGACTATAAGATTTAGAATCAGAGAAGAATGAAGTGGTTTCACTAAATCCAAAATCATCATCTGGACCTGCATCAGCAGGTTTTGGAGTAACTGTATATCTAACTTCACGTTTTGCATTTTTAGTATCAGTGTCAGTAGCATAATCAATCTGAACTTTCTTGATAAGTCCTGATGATGATTCTGCAATAGGACCAAATAGATATGTCTTTGCCGTAAATCCTAGAGTGTATATAAGTGCTCTTCTTGTGGAAAAATCACCCTCATAATCGTCTTGAAAGTTAATACTATCTAATACGATTGGTATGTCTCTCTTCTCTCCAATTGATTTTACTAAATCTACCGTTAGATTAAATGAAGGTTGAAAATATGGTAAAATTTGTTCGATAATTTGTAAAGCATCATCATTTAATTTCGCCAATATATTTAATTCAAATCCAATGTTATAAGGAACTGGCATAAAAACTTTTTTTACATTAGTTCCATCAGATGTTTTAAATGTTTGTGTGACTCCACTTTTTCTTGAAGAATCATATGAGACACTATTCATTTCAAATGACATTCGTGGAAGTGTAATTCCAACAGGTTTATTTAATTCTGCTTGTTGCTCTAATCTAGCAAGAAACTTTTGTGATGGTCCGTATGCCAAAGGAACTTTTAATTCACTATAAGTATTACCCGACTTATCATCATGTCGAATACTAATAGCATTGAATAAAGTTCCAAACGAAACAATCGTTTTTCTAATTATTTCGTGATAGTAATAAGTTCCTAACATTAAAATGTACCAAATGGATTATTTTCTGAGAAATCGATGATTGCATCTGCTTCCTTTTCAATTTCATCACTTTTATCATATTTATCAGCAAATTCTGCTGACTCAACGAAATCAATAGTATAAGAGGCATTTGAATCTGCACCAGTTATTATATCACCAGATACAAACGTACCATTCGTCGTTCCTAGTTTTAATACATTAGTGGTAACATTCCAAGACTTAACTCTTGCAGTTGCATTGGACACTGAACCTGTGACAACCTCATTAAATTTAAAGGTGCCAATACCAGTAGTAATTGGTGGTGGAGATACAGTCGCAACTCCAGTGGTGCTGTCATATCCAAGACCAGCATCAGAAATTAAAACTTGCGATACGGTATTAGCAGCACTTACCAATACTCTACCTGTTGCAGTGTTTATACCAGAGGCAGGAGTATCAAAAAATAAAGTAGGTGCAGTTGGATATCCATCACCAGCAGATGTTATTGATACGTCTCTGATACCAGAAGAATTTGTAACCACTAATGCAGTGGCAGCCGCACCAACACCATATGATACGGATCCAACTCCTTTAATTACTTCTGTTGCACTTACAATTGTAACTGTTGGAGGCACAGTATATCCAGCACCAGCATTTGTAAGTAATATTTCTTTTACAGAATTAACACCATTTATTGATGTAGTAATCGCAACAGCAGTCGCATCAACACCACCTGCAGGTGCAGTTCCAATGGCTACGGTGGGGACTTTATCATAATCAAATCCATCATCATTGAGAAATATTTTACGAACATATCCAGTTGAAGTAGTTACTCCTAGTGTTGCGGTTGAACCACTAGATATCAGTTTAAGTGAAGTTATATAACCTTGATCTACAAGAGCATCATCAATTTCTTCAGTTGTTGTGCTAAGTTGATTCCAACCACCTAATTCATCCTCAAGTTCGAATAGTTCACATCTGAGTTCATAGACATAATTTTTACCTAATTGATAAAAAGGTTTTTCGTGTTCTACAAATTTTATCTCAAAAAGTCTTTGTCCTAATGGGAAAAATATTAAGTCTCCTTCACTTGGTCTACTTGTAACCTCAATTTCTCCCTCTGGTAATCCCACTAAAAACGGTGATATGAAATCCTCAAATCTTTCCCTTGATATTGTCACTATCAATTCATCTTTTAAACTCATACCAAATTTTGTCATTATATCACCAGCTCCACCATAACCATCAAACGTATTTACATATGCCTCGATAGAAAAATTATCACCAAATCTGGATGATTGTATTTCAGTAAAAATATTATCTTTATTAACAATTCTTCGAGGTAGATATTTTACCTCAACACCATATATTTTTAATTGTTCATTAATTAAGTCCTGAACAAGTCTTTGCTCGCTTTGTGATCCTTGTAGAAAAAAGGGATTTAATGCCATTACAATTAACCTATGAAATCAAGAGGTGGTAATTCATACTCTGAAATTAATCTTGATCTTATACTTTCTAATTCTCTTTCTGCATCGTCGTATATTTGTCTTCCATTCATTTCCAACCCACCAGGTAATTTAACACCTTGAAACTTAATTAAATTTTGTCCCCACTGTCTTTTTATCAATGATGTAAGATACAATTTAAGAAAACTATCATTATAAACACCAGTAAAATCATCTGGATTTAAAATTCTATCACATTGAATTACAAGGAATGTACCCACTTCTTGTGCTTTCCAATCTATATCTAGATATAATCTATTTTGTCTTTTATTAAATCTTATTTGTTTATCTGTAGTCAGTAGAAAATCTATATCTTCCAAATACCTTTTGGTCATTGAGTATTGTAAAAGATTGATTGAATTAAAGTAATATAAATCATTTAAAAATAATTGATACTTGATACTAAACATCCCTCCAGATATTGAACTTGTATCAAATTTAAATATCTTATCAATTCCCACAACTGAGTCAGGGACTTGTATAAAGTTCGATGTTTCATAGAATTTAGATGTAACTGTACCTAATCCACTCACTTCAGTTGAGTTACCAGTTGTAGTGACAATTCCTACTCCTGTTGTTCCTGCTGCCTTTCCACGATCTATGTCTTCTTGAGTTAATTCATACTTGAGATACATCCTCTCAATACCATCAAAATGTCTTTCCCCAAACAGTTGAAGAGCATCATCGACTAAATCATCTGCCTGATCATCATCCACGTTAATTTCTAATACTGGTGCACCTAACTTGCGAAAACAGTAATCAATTAATTCTTGTCTAGTGCTTGGTTTTGCCATCAGAATGATCCTCCATCTATAAGTCCTGCAGTAAGTGTTCCAGTTATATTTACACCATCTGAAGCAGTAGCAAGTTTTTCATTATTATTATAAAATAGTTTTACATCTTGATTGGCGTTAGCTTCAATATATGTCTCACCATCATCTTCTGTTTTGAGTAAAATCTTGTTACCACGAATTCTGAGATCACCACCAGTATTTTTCAGGAAGGTGTGAGCACCTCCATGCCATATTTGAAAATCAGTGTTATCTCCAAATACCAATCGGGTATTATCAAATAAGGTTAAATCACTTGTTGAATAATTCCACCTTGCGTTAGTATTTTGACCTTTTAATACTAAATTATCGTTGAAAGTAGAAACACCAGCAGTAACAATGAGTCCTTTAGAATCTATTACAATACCTTCTCTGGCAGTTATAAGACCAACAGAATCAACGTTAGTAACATCTTCAAAAGTAAGTGTTCCACCTATAGAAACATTTGCCTTAAATTCAGCATCTTCTTTAAAAGTGGATAACCCTGTGATATTTAGATTTCTAGCATTTATTTCATCTAGAGTAATATCCTCATTAACAAAAAGATTACCACCAACAAATAAATCATTTGTTGTAGTAACTACACCTACAAATGTTGATAATCCTGCAACTCGTATAGAACCAGCATTTACTGCTCCAACATTGATATTTGGTGTTCCACTTAAACCAAGTGCTAAATCAGCAGTCCCAGTCACATCACCAGTGAGAGGTCCTACAAATGATGTTGCGGTGATTATACCTGCATCAACATTTCCTAAAGTCGATATTCCAGATACACTCAGTTGAGTGACTGAAGCAATACCACCAATAACATTTTTGGCGGTTTGTGCATTAATCGAACCACCACCTGCACTGGATAGTATTTTTATTGCATCTGATTGTCCAACTCTGACTTTAATTGGCATTATCGAGTGACTCCTTCTCTTAAGAGGACTGAACCCTCTACGACTCTTGTTTTTTCACTTGCTGCATTTGTTATTACAATATCATACACATATCGACCTGGTTTTGGCACATTAGATGCTGCTGCTGATAGAGAAATTAACAATTCTCCATTAGTCGCATCTAATACATTTGCTGTGAAATCATGTTTTGATGAACTACCAGCATGTTTTCTAAACTGAGCAGCAATTGTAAATCCAGACAAATTTAATGGTCCTGAATCATCAGACTCCACCAAACTAAAAGATTGGCTAAAATCTGATCCTGCATTAATCACTAAATTTGAAACATATACAGCTGCCATCTACTTAAAATAATATTTTCTAATTATATTTATGTCTTATTGTTGCCCTCCACAAAAACTGCAAGCAATGACTTGATTTCATCCAATTCTTCCCTCAATCTTTTAATTTCATCTTTTTGTTTTTTTCTAGATTCTAAAGATTTTAGATATTGATCATATCCAGCATCATCCTCATTAACAATCGCACCTGTTTTAGGATCTCTGTATAAATGTGGGTGACCTTCTACTTTTATCATTTGATTGCAATAGTTCTTAGTTCTTTTATTCTTGGTGGACGAGCCTGATTTGTACCAGACATCACAATTTTAATTGTATATCCAGTAAACTCAGGTAAATTATCTACTGTAAATTGATATTCTTTAAATTGATTTTCTAAACTAGGAGTAACAATTGTATCAGGTCTACCATCATTTTTTGAATCATCAACAACTTGGAATCCTTCACCATCAATTTTAGTCACGTTTTTGAAACCAGGAAATAATTCAAATGCTTGACTTACCTCTCCTGAATCTGGTCTTATTAGACTATATAAGACTCTAAAATCAGAAGACTCTGGTCTGAAGGCAGTTAATAAAACTTTTAATGAATTAGCAGGTTTTGTCAATCTTACAGTATTTGACACATAACTTGCTGCATGAGGATCATTTAATATGGAATCCACACGATTATCAGAGTCATAATTTTCTAAATCAATTGGTCTATTCAATCTATGATTTATAAATTCAGTTTCTGAACCACTACTCAATCTTATTATTGGAGATATGTTTTCATCAGTTGAATTTAAATTAAGTAAAGTTGTGAATGATTTATTAGATGGTAAACTCGTTAAATAAGCGTCTTCATTAACTTTAGAAGCAACTATTTTTACATTTTCAAATGAATTAATAGTATTAAGTTGTACTTGTTCAAAACCATCATCATTATATGATGATTCAGATCCATCAACACTTGTTCCTGTCACTCCTCTAATTGATGCTGATACGGTTGTTGTAGACCCATCTGCACCTGAAGGTGTCAATACATCATATCTTGGAACTAAGGCACTATACAAGATATTTTGAGATGCTCTCGCATTGGATCCACCAACGAGAGATTGTTGATTGAATGATAATTCTGGTACACCATCAGCATCTACTGATCTATCTTTACCATTTGAAGATCTATCAAATATGATATGATAATCATCAAGGTTTGGTGATGGAGATGATGCAACATTTTGTGCTACTTCAAGTCTTCTGATTGATACTCCACTAACTTCATGTTTAGTTACAACACTTCCATTTACATGTGAAGTAGATACAGTATTGTCTTTACCTCTTCCACCAGATGCAGTAATCGTTAATGCTCCAACACCCACTCCTGAATATTCGATAATTTCATTTCCAATTTTAACATAACCTGGATTTGTTGCTTCAACATTAATTCCTTCAAATTTTGCAAATTGAGATGTCGATGCTACACTAATAATATTAGATTCTGTTCTAGAAAGATTTGCACTAAGCACTGTTGGTTCAACATCAGACTCTATATTTTGCATAGAAACTTTATCTAAAGATGAATACATTCCATGGTTAAAATGGTTTACCTTCATCACATTACCAGCATTTTCACCAGCATCAAAAGTCTTGCTTAAAAGAGTTCCTACTGTTCCACTTGGAGTATCTGTATCACTATTTTCAAAGTATTTAACTATCGTACTATTAGGTTGGAATGAATCTGTGTTTGCTTGAATATTTGTTAAGTATAATGTATTAATATCTCCTGTGCTTCCAACACTTACTCTAGCACCCTCTCCGTTACCAACATTTGTTCCATCAACACTAACTATATCACCAATTTGATAACCAGTTCCACCCTCTGCAACTGTAACACTATCAATCGCGGTGCCGTTTACAGCAATATTAACTTTTAATCCAGTACCTCTACCTGTAATTGCAGATGTCTCGATGTTATTTCCATCGGTATAGTTGGTTCCTTCAAAGTTTGTAACTGCACTAGCACTTACAACAGAGGCACCTGTTCCTGTTATGACAGCAGTGCTTGAATTGTATGTAACACTAATTTTTCTACCTGCAACCAATTTACCTGCCAATGTTGAGTTTGTAACAGTATTGATACCTATGAATCCTGTTTTGGGGAAGGTTTCAATTGGATTATCTAATAATACTGGAACGTATCCATTACTATCACTTAACTTTGGATTATTAAAGAATACTGACCCTGATTGTGAAGTAAATTTAGCTTTGTATAAATTAAATGTTATATCTTGAGATTGATCTTCAGTCCAAAGTGCACCATTTTGAGATTTGAATATTGCACCTGCACCATATTGAGTATTGTACTGAAGACTTGCACCTGAATCAACATTTTGAATAGTTGCTGCATTAACTGCGTTTCCACCATGTCTACCAGTCCAAACTCTATACGCAGTGCTTTGAGGAGCTAGTAAAACGAAGGCATAAGAACTACCTGGTGATAGATATATTGGTTCTGGGAAGGTAAATTTGGTTCCTACACTTGCACTCTCTGGATCCGATTGGATTAAAGTAACTTCATTTCCATTCGCATCAGTTCCTCTTGGTCTTAAAGTTACACTTTTACCTAATACTACTCTAGATGGTCTAGCATCACCAGTTACAGTCCTTATCTCACATCTAATTGGTGAATTAGTTACAGTATCCACTGTAGCAAAGAAAACTTCCACAGAGGTAATAAATGCACCATTTAAGTCTTTGTTTGCACCCACTGCACTAGGTGAATTGACATTACCACCAACTACAAAGGTTTGTGCCAAGGGATCATCATACTCACGTTCTACAACCTCATGTACAGAATTAGCAGTAACAGAACCTGATAAAACACCATTAATATTTGTTGTATTTGTGGTGGTTGTTGTTGTTATAGTATCCTGCCACTCTTCAACGGTTCCAAGAGCGTCATACCTTGTTTCTGCAGCGATTACACCAAATTTTTCTGCAGGACCCACGTTTTCATTTGTAGAACTAGATGTTAATTGAAAACTTTTAGAACCTGTTTGTATTTTAACAGTTGGAGCAGGTTGTGAATGTGGATCACGAATAAAGCATGATCCAATTAAATCACCAAAATCATCCGTAACCAATTTTAAATCTTTTACATATGCCTCTGCCTGACTTTCAGTTCCAACTAACTTCGATCCTACAGTAAGGTATCCGTAGAAATCTCCTTGAGCTTCTTCTGACAATGATTTTGTATCAATGTTTAACACTTCTATAGAAGGAGTATACGCACTAGGTATATCCAATAATCCAGTGCCTTTTGTATATGGATTTTTTAGATAAGTTTCGGTGGGATTTGAGAATGAACCAGATTTATGATTTGGTTGACATATTCTAAATCTTGCAATAATATTACTATTTGAATCGTATGCAACGACAGTTTCTCCAATTGTAAACGTACCACTTGAACCATTTTCAGTTCCACCTGGTTGTTTAACTATTTCCAATAATTTAGGAACTATATCAAATATTTTCTGACCGTCTATAAACAAATATAGACGTAAATGATTTGAAAATCCTCCAGATACAAATTGTATGTTTCTAGATCTCATAAAATCATCACTGGATGAAGAAACTAAATTATTTTGGATAGTAGTATCTGTATTGCTAAAAGTAGCACTATCTCCAGTGGAAGCATTAAAATTAATTGTTTCGCTATCGAAAAGAGTGTGTCCTCCACCTGGTAAGAAAAAAGGATCTACATCTTCTCTAGAATGTAGATTAATAACTTGTCTTCCAATATCAAAGTTTAAAGATAGATTCTGTACATTGTTAGAACCTGTCTGTTGTATATTTTGATTAGGAAGTTGTATGGTTCTTGTCCAAACATCAGATCTTGGATCTAATTGTATAGAACCTCTAAACACGGGCAATTCATATGGATTTACATTAATAACATCATCTTCACCATTGCTCTCTGTTGCATATGGTTGAGATATCCACTCAACCTCTTCATAATTTAATGTTACAGAATCTCCAGTTTTTCTAACATTTGAATCCAATAAGTCAAAGTTTGTATTAAAATCTAGTTTGGATATATCAACTGATGCAGCTGGAGTTATTTGAGAAGCTAATGTATCTCTTGTTCTAAAGGGTATAAGTTCTTGAGCATTTGGATTTACTTGTATTGATGATAGATTACGATTAATAAAATTATAATTTTTGAATGCATCTACAAAGAATCCTGTTTTAAATCTATTTCTTCCCTCTTCATCTAATACTTGCAAACTTTGAGCATTTGTTTCTAGTAATGATAAAGTGGTCACTTCCTCCAAGTTGGTTACTCTATCTTCAATATCTCCTATATCTCTCATAGTAAATCTACGATTATCAGTCAATACCACTGTCCCATCCTGTGGATTAAATAAGTAAGATGGCAATAATATTGTCGCCAATTCCATTGATTCACCAGAATTTACTGGTGGTTTAGGATTTAATGAGGGGACACCCTTTTCGTAAATAAACTTACCAAATTTATTAAGATATAATTTATCTATTCTAGGAAGATAATGATTATAACTGACGATAGAAGATTCATTAGGAGTTATATACCTTAAAATAGATGTGGCACTAAAACCTCTTTGATTAAAATGGAAAGGTGATCCAGTGTTTGAACCGACGATATATTCTGACACTCTTGGTCTAAAATCTAAAGTGTCTGTAGCTCTTATATTTTCTGAACCTATGGATGGTATATCTTTAGAGAATCTATCATCATCGTAACTTTCTACGGTGAATACATCACCGTCATCTGACGAAACTGAATAAAAATCAAATACTACTAATAATTGACCACTTGGTTCAGGTACATTTTTATTTCTTACAAGTCTTGAATAATCGTAAAATTCATTTCTTTGACCTTTATCCAACGTAAATGAATTTGTAATATTTTTAAATTTTCCAAGTTCTATTGATTCAATATTTGTTGCTACATTTGATTCGGAAAATTTAACTGAATCTCCAGAACTAAATTTACCACTTGAAATATAAACAATCTCTAAGGCATTTGGATCTCCACCAACGTTAGATGAAACCACCCTTGCAACTATTTGCGAGTCGGATGATAAGATATTTTCACCAACAATTATATTATCACTTGCACTAATAGAAGCAGGAAATACCAATTTATCTAATGTTGGTGCAGATGTGTTTGTTGATTCATATACAGCTAAAAATTTAACAACATCAGGAAGATTCAATGATATTTCTTCATCCTGAACTCTTAATCCATATCTTTTATCAAATGTTAAACCATCCGATATTGAACCCCCATTACCTGATGCAGTAGCACCAGATATTGATTTTCTTGATTTATTAATAATTAATTTTCTACTTCTAACATATTCTTTTAACTTTGACCTTATCTTTGTTTTTATAAGAGTTACGTTTACATCAACATTAGTTTGAGTTAAATTTGTAAATTGAATATCGGCACCATTATTATTGTATTTAAACCTCTCCTTTGATAATGGTTGTGGTGCTCCGTCAGAATTTTTAAATACAGAATATCTTTCCTGATCAAAAGTTTCAAATATTACATTAGGTATGGCGGGTGAAAAATCATTCTGACTATTCAATGACAACGTATTACCAGACACACTTTTACCTATTAGTTGTGTTGATATTTTGATACTAGAATCTGATAAATCTACTTTCGATATATTTTGATTATCAAGTGGAGCATATAACTTACCAACTCCCCTGATTATGGGTGCAGCTGCAAACATTTGCACTGTGCCACCTGCTACAAGGAGTCCTTCATTACGCACTCCAGATACATCATTATTATCTCCAGAGAAAGTTAATGTTATTGAACCATTTGCATTTACACTTGTTACTTTATTGAAAGTACTCACATCTGCACCTGGTTCCGTAAACACAACCATGGATCCTTTTCTGAGTCCAGAAAAACTGCCTGATATAGGAGTGGCTGTTTGACCGTTATTACTTATTATAACCTCTGTTACATTATTGGGTAATCTAAATTTTTCTGGAACCGTATCTGCTAAAAATTTAGCACCATCTTTTACAGATTTAATGCTTTGAGTTGTAAATGCCGTTACAATACCAACTATTCTAGGAAAATCTATACCGTTAATTTGTATCTGTTCACCTCTTACAAAAGATCCTGATGTATCATTTAATTTAATTAACGGTGAATTATCACCATCTTGAACAGCAAATCCACTTGCTCCACTATTTTTTCCTTTAACAAATGATCCAGAAGGTAGTTCTGTGTTACTAATTGGTTGATTTAAGGTTAAATTTGTATTTGTTTGTATGTCATATAATCTTAATTCCCATCTAGTTGTTACATTGACATAAGATGCGTCTTCTAAATTAAATGAATATACTCTTGCACTTCCAATATTTTCACCTTCTCCCTTAAAATTATCAAATAATTGAATGGTGCTTCCCTGTACAGCAAAACCCTTTGTTACATTGTTTAACTTTAAAATATTACCCATCTCAAATCCAACACCAACATCACTTCTTATTCCAACTTCTCTTGGTTTTTCAACATCTACTATTTCTGTGCCTGTATTTTCAACATTATATCCTCTCACATATGCCTGACCAGCACTTATTTTTACACACATTAAATCATCAGATGGATCATTACCCTGATCAGTAGTATCATCTGCAAAAAATAATCCGTTATTACCTTGGTTATCATTTAAAGAATTAAACAAACCTATTCTATATTGATCTACACTATAATCACCCGACTCCTCAAAAGTTCTCTCTGCAATCCAATCTCTTATTTTATTATAATCACTTTTAACAATTATTTTTTTAATTTTACCTTCATCGACTCTCATGAGTTCGACGAAATCAGTATCATTTTTATCACTTAATAATTTTTTACTTAAAATTAATTCTATTTTTAATCTATCAGCACCTGGTGCAGCAAAATTAGTAAATCCCTTTGCATTATCAAATAAACTACTATCTTCTTTTGCATTTACTAATAACTCATTTATTTGCAATCCAATTCTGTAAGAAGAATTATTAGTATAATGATCTAATATTAAAGTTTGATCTGAAACATTGACAAAAAATCCTCTTATAAAGTATACACCCTGAGAAATAAAAGCAGCTGATCCAATCGCAGTCGCATCTGTGGACACTAAAGATGCAAATGGTGTATTGGCATTTATTGTTGTGTTTCCATACAATACTGATTCATTAGAACTTAATGATTCACCATCAGTAAATGTACTAAATTCTGAATTTTTATTTCCACTTAAGTAATTAACATATAAAGTGACATCACTTACATTAATTTCATCTGGTAAAGCAATAAATTTAACAATCGCTTCTACTCCAGATTCACTTCCTACAATTTTTTTTCCTAAGTAATTATTAATATATACAGAAATATCAACATTAAAATTAGTTGCATTTAATTTTACAGCACTAAATTGATTATCAAAAAGAATTCCTCCAGGAATCACCACAGATCCTTCTTTAAATATATGATCACCAAATTTTTCTATTTGATTTTGTAATATTGATTGTTGTGATGTTAATTCTCTTGCCTGTACTGGAAATCCAGGTTTATATAATACTTTATGAAAGTTTTTTGAACTATCATAATCATCATAATATGGGCTTGCATTTAAATTAATTTTTTGGGTCATTTTTCTTAGAATTCCAGAATGATTTTAACATCTTCTTTTTGTCTGATGTTTCTTGTTACTTCTTTACGATTATCAATGTAAATAATATCACCAGTCTTTTTATTTATTTCAGGAGCAGCTAAACCATTTTTAAAATCAACACCTAAATTTATTTGTTTATTATTAACAGTTGTTGTAATTCCTGAAAAATTACTATCGGGTGTTTTATTTGAAAAAAGACCACCTGTTGCTTCTATATCATCTGTTGATCCAAAATCGATTACTTGTCCCCTTTTATCAATATCAGAAAAATCTGTTGTATCATTTGTAACTGGGTTTAAATTCAAACTTCGATCTTGAATATATTTTAATACAAATGTTTCTTCATCATAAGAGGTTATTATCCCTCTTGCAGTAACACCTACATTATCAATGACACGATCTTGCTTTATACCTATACCAATTAATTCATCAAATCCCCCACTTGGAGCATTAATACCTGTTTTAAATTTGATAGATGATACTGATGAAAATTGTGTTGTTGTTAAAATACCTGTATTATCTTGTCCTGTAGGATTTTTAATAATACCAACCTGAGCAAAATGGGTATCAGTAGGAAAATCTTTAGTAGAGTCGTCAAATCTAGAATATATTAAAACCTTATCTGCACCTAATTCAGTATAAATATCAAATCCATGACCTTTTGAAGGAGGAATGATTGGTATTAAAATAGCTCTATTATCGTCTGTTCCTCCAAAAGGTAAACTACTTAAATCAACTTGTGCAAAGGTATAACCAGATCCCCCAGATGTTACAACAACATCTGTAATTATTCCACCAGTAACAGTCACTAATGCTCTAGCACCAGTACCATCACCAAGAATATTGCATACATATGATTTATCTAAATTACCATAATTAGCTCCTGCCTTTTTTATATAAACTGTTTTAATTTGGTTTTTATTTATATCAGAGTCACCAGATTCTCTTACGGATTGTATTTGTGAATCACTTGATGTTGACCAGTCATTAGGTAATACAATATATTCAATTGAATCAAATTTTATAACATCACTTGGATCAACTGTAAATAAGTATTTCCATATGTATCCATCATTACTTGTCCCTGCTGGTGCTGGTTCTAAATCGGTAAACGTGGGTTCATCTTTACTTGCATTTCCCTTTGCTTCATTTCCAGTTCCAAATCCACCATTCTGTAGACATATATAAACTTTAAATTCTGACGTAATAACATAATAATTTGTTCCGTAAAGACCACCTTGTCCATTAGGTGTTGGATTATTTTCACTCAAAGAATAATCATGTCTATACATGTCATAACTTTTGTTTGCAATCCAACTATGTTTTTTTACCACCCTTCTTATATTTGAAGAATTTATTTTTTTACCAAATAACGAAGTATCTCGATAGTGAGTTAAATATTGTAAATTATCTACAGGATCTGGTGCACCTTCCGTATTCCAAGTACTTGTTCTTCCAAATCCAACTTCTGGTGTTTCTCCAGTTTTTCCTTGAGGATTTGGTAATCCTAAAAATACATAGTACGAATTGTTCTCATTCAAGACAGATTCTACAAAATTACCTGCATTCGTTATTCTAAATTGATCTGTTACTACTGCTGGCATATTATTAGTTTTTTAGATATTTATACAAGATTTTTAAATAAGTCATTATTCTGGAATTATGGCACCTGTTTGTTCGAATGTTTTGTCTCCTGCTACTCTCTTTAAAGTTGGGAATGTTGATATTCCAAGTGCTGTGGTTAATCCAACAGTTGAACCAGTTACTCCAATTGATATTGGATTTGATCCCCTTATAACATTCGTAATAGATCCAACTGAATATTTACCAACAGGTTGATTCGTAGATCCTGTTATCTCAATACCAGTAACTACAGTATCAGATTTAATCAATGATGTTAAGATTCCAGTCGATCCAGATTTTGTAAAGGCAGCTACAGTATAAATGTTATCAACAAAAGTTGTTCCAATTCCAATGACATTGGAATCATTTTGATTAATTGATATGACACCATTACCAGACCTTGTATCAAACACGTAGATTGGATTTCCAACATTCTCAACAATACCAAATGAAACTGGGTGGATACCACTTTGATAAGTCTTTAAATTAAATTTAATTCCTAATTTACCATCAAATATGGTAGTTCCTATACCCGTGATTACACCAGAGTTTTCTAATATTACTGTATTAGATGAACCTCCTTCCTCTTTTGTAGTGGATACCACTTCAGAAATTTCAAATAATTCATTAGGACTACTGATTAGAACTTGAGGTTTTATTGTATATCCCAAACCAGGGTTAACAACTAATATATCCGTGATAGAACCACTAGCATTAATAGTTGCTGTAGCAGTTGCTGTTGTACCCACTCCAACACCAATTACTGGTGGTGCTGATAGTTTGATAGTAATATCTGAATCATAACCCAATCCAGAATTAATAATGTTAAATCCCGTCACAGTTCCTGCTGTTGAAACATTAGCAGTTGCAGATGCTTTAGTCGTATCTTTAAATTTTGAATCAAATATTTGTAAAGATTGTTTAGGATCATCATTTGATGCCGTCGCCTCATATTCAAATAATCTTGTATTATCTACAAAAATAGATGTTGATGATGAAGTAATATCGGAAATTATTTTGGCAACAGGTGTTATTCTAGGTTCAATACTTGACCTTTTTTTAGAAATAAGAATTTTATTTATTATTTTATCCTCTTTCTGTTTCAATAAATTCAAAGGTCTGCTTACCTGTTCACTAATACCTAATTCTACATAAGGATTTGTTTCTAATGTTTGTGATGTATTTAAATTATAAACTGTTCTACGGCTCTGTTCAACAACTTCTTCACCTTTTTTAATTTGCACTTCATCACCTGGTTCTATAATTAGTTTTTGAGCAAGATTTATAGTAGAGTCTTCACCAGCAGTTCCCCTGTAGAATAAAATACTAACATCATCACCCTGACTAGCACCAGTTTCATCAATTGTTTTACCAAGTAATGGTTCTTTAAAACTTAATACACTACCACCAACAATAGTGTAAGCTTTTGATGGTTCTTGTATTATACCATTTACAGTTACAATAAAGAAATTTTCCAAGTTTACATTTTTATCAATAGTGTCATCATCTTTTTCAACACTTATAAGTTGATTATTAATTTTTAAAGGAAAACTAGAACGTATCCCATCTTGTAAATTTTCAATAGAATCAATATATTCAAATTTACCAAACTGCCATAAAGCAAAACTGTCATTATAAATTTTTTCAATAGTTAATGTAGATTTTGATTCTAATTGACTTAATTTACCACTTGTTACTAATCCAACTGCTTCTACAACATCTCCCTTTTTAAATCCAAAACCTGAATTTTCTATTTCATATTCAGATATTTCAAACATGGTGCTTCCAATACCTGTGGCAGCTTTAACTTTTGCTGTCACTCTCAAATCAGTTCCAGTATCAGTTGTAGGACCAATTCCTAGTCTAGAGATACCTTTAATTGATAGATTTGAGTAAGATGGTTCAGAAACAAATATCTGAGGAGTTTTATAACCAGAACCTCCAGAATTAATAGTGAATATAGCAGTACCACCAACTCCCGCTACAGCAGAAATATCTGCACCACTACCTACATTCTCACCAACATCAACACTAAATACATCTTCACTTATTTTTGTCACTGATAACTGACCATTGTTTAATTGTGAATTACTTGTCGATGCAGGATCTGTTGATCTTGGATATGAATGAGTTGTTTTAAAGGCATCTTTCGAACATGTAAAGAAAAAACTATTATCTGAGAGTGTAATAACACTAGTATTCTCTAATCCATGATTATCAGAAGTTATTGTTAAAGTTCCATTTACAGGATCATATGATGCATCAGAAGGTGTTAAATTACCTGACCCTCCAGAAGTAATTGTTATTGCATTTGGATTTGCATTTATAAAACGATGTTCATATCCAGGATCTCGGACGGTAACTCCTATAGAAACAACATCACTATATCCCGAACCAAAGGTTAAATTAGGATAATATGGATATATATTTCCACCCGAAGTATATGAATTTGATGTAGAACTCTTTCCAATTGATACTGTAAATACATTAGTTGCTGCTATAGAAATAACCTCATATTCATTATTTCTTATAAATCCACTTGGGAAAGCAGGATTAAAGGTCAAATTATTAAGTAAAACAAAATCACCTGATCCATTAAATGGATGTTCATTAAGAGTGGTGACTGTCATGATACCTGTAGTATTTGTATAATCCGCACTAATCACACCGATATCAGAAGAACTATATGGAGTTCCGACTATGCTTGTTATTTGTCCTGATGCATTTGTTAGTGGTTTAACTTCTGAACCTACTAAAGGAGCATATCCCAAACCATTGACAGTGTTACCTATTGCTATGGGTACACCACCTCTTGGCAATTGATTATTATTAATATTATTAGATATGAAAGGATTTCCATTTTCATCAGTAATACCAGTGAATAATATTGTTGTAACTCCAGAGGCACCAGTGCCACTTTCTAAAATTTTAAAGTTTTTATTTTGATTAAATTCAGTTGAAGGTGATTGGAATATTCCATTAATCAATAATATACCACTTCCACCAGTTGATCCTAATCCCACAGTATTAGCTCCACCAACTTTTAATATAAAATCAGATTTTATTCCTGTAAATGAATCTGAAATATCATCAAATATTTGATTGGTTTCATAATTATTTCTTAAATACACTCTACCAGAAAACTCAGAGGTAGGTGGATTTAAATCATTTATAGTTTTTTCACCAGTCAAATCACCTCTAGGAGCTCTAGTAAAATGTAGATCTTTACCGTTAATATGATAAGATCCTCTAAATCTTGTTACAGTAGTTCCGTCATTATGAGTTGTTGAAGCAGATCCAACAAAAGCACGTTTAACTTGAACTGTGTTAAATGTTCCAGATGTTCCTACTGGAGCACCCCCAGTTGTTGCAAATCCCACATTAACCACTTCGACAAATTCATTATCTATTTTTAATAAATCAGATGATGTTATTGTACTAATCCCACTTAAGTGAATTATATCAGTCGTTAAACCAACTTCTCCATCCAAATTATTTTTTAAGGTGTATTCTACATCACTTCTAATTAATGGATATTGAACTATATCATCTATAATAAACAAAGATTTTTCATTTGCCTTGGCCATACTAAATTGATGAGCATTACCCTCACCAATACTAACAAATGTCACTGCTGCTCCAGATATTGCATCTGCCCTTGTTGTTGCTATTGAGAATGAATTTTTATCATCACCAACAATTGCAAAAACTGGAGAGGTTAAAGATCCAATACCTCCAGATGCACCCTTAAATTGCATTGGTGTAAATCCAACTCCAATAAAAGTAGATTTTGGTTCATATATTAATTCTTCTGCATTTCTAAAAAAGTGATCATTGATTGAAAATTTACCTGTTGATAAATTAACTATTGATGAATTTGAGGGATTAAAAGATTTACCGTAAATTTCTATGCCATTCACTTTTGGTGTAAATTTGGTTCTAATGAGTCTATTTCCAAAGGGTGAATTATAAAAATTAACTGTATTACTTTCACTGATGACACCATAATCCAAATCAACTGCTATATTTTCAGAATCTACTAATGCATAAAAACAATGATTTAATGCAACAGCTGTACATACTCCAGTTGTATTATCTGGATAAAATTCCAAATTAAAATCATTTCCTGAAATAGATGCACCAAAAGTTCCAAGTCCAGCAGAAGTGTCAAAATTACTATTTTGATCTTTTGTCAAAGATAAAGACCCCGATCTTTGTGAGTATGCATCATCTCCATCATGTAAAAATAATACTTCACTAACAGCTTTAGAAGATCCAATACTCACTTCTACAACTGATTTTACTGCATTAAATTGATTTGCATTTAAAATTTCAAATGTAGAGACTCCAATTTTACTAGAACTGATTCCAGTATATATTGAGAATCTCTCACTACCATCCAATTGTCCTTGAGCTTTAAATCGGTATATACCATCAGTTTCACCAGTTGTACCTATTCCTACTACTTTTGATTTTAATTTTAAAGTATTTGATTGTGTATTTTCAAAGTTTAATATTAAGTTACCTGAAGATATATTTGATGTAATATTTCCTAATTTATTGAGAGATATATTATTTTTATCTCCATTGAAATATGACTCTACTATGAAAGTATCGGAATCTTTATGAGATACATAATTTTCTATCAAATTCATTTCTCTTGTAGAATTATTAAATACAAAAATTGTAGAATATAAAGATTCAAACTTATCAACTGGCACACTTATAATTTCAGTTGTAATACCAACGGCACATTGTTGAATTTTAGAATTTAAAGTAATTGGTCCTATTGAAAGAGTCCCATTTCCATTTGAATTAGTATTGAATTCTGATTTAAAAATTTTAAGGTCAAAATCACGTTCATTACCTGGAATTGGGTCTATTATTGGACGGAATCTTAATGATTGTTTACTTGTGAGAGGGTTATCATGTAGATTAAATTCTACAAGATTATCTTCAGCAGTGTTTAAACCTTCACCTGAGTTTATTAAATTTGCTTTCTTGACTAAAATATTTTCAGATCCATTACTTATTGTTAATAACTCCGATATTTCTATTTTTTCACTTGGATTGGTGGATGAAATTATTATTAAATTATTGAAAAACTCTGTAGATGTTAAATTGGAAAATTCAAGTATTTCTACAAAATCATTAACATTTGTATCTATATTACTAAATTGATTTGATAAATCATCAATTAAAAGAACATCATTTGTTTTGCAGTTTATAAAGTCAGATAACCTTATATTATCAAACTTAATAAATCTACTTGTATTTCCTACAACATCTATATCTCTGACAGTATCAATATCTTTCACTTCATCTACTCTTTTGTTACCAAATAAATCCATAATAACTGTAACTTCAGTATTACTTAAATCAGTTGAAACTCCAGATTGTGTATTTGATTTGATTCCCACATCTGCAAAATTTTTCATTCCACTTATATGAACTAAATTATTCACTACTGTTCTCATCTCATCCCACTCAATCGGACTTTGGATAGAGTATGACATATTTTGATTATAGTCATTATCAGGAATAACTTGAAAATCTTCATTTAATTTTCCAATATCATCTTCCCAACCCAAATCTTTTAAAACAGAAAAATCAGTTTTTAATCTTGCAATATTTTTTACAATATCTTTGACTTCACATTGACTTAAAGAAACTTTACCTTTTATAATGTCTGTTGATTTTATATTATCTTCACCAAAAACTTTCAATTTTGATATATCAACTTTAGTTATTGTGAGATCTGTTTCATTATTATTAATTAGTATTTTCTCACCAACGATAAATCTAGATTGATTTTGAATTACATCAAATTTAGGATAATCATCTTCATTTATGATAGTTGCAAATGTAGTAAGAGTTGACTCAGAAGTTCCCGTATTATTTGTAAATTCAGTAACATCAATCTTAACTTGATCTTTTCCGTTTACACCCTCTTCATAACCTGTAACTTTGAGCAGATTAAATCCATAATCAGATGAATTAAACCCTGATCCATCTGATCCTATTTTTTGTATACCTTCAATAAAAACTCTATCATTAATTGAGAATGGATCAATAGGAAAACCAAAATTTGGTGTTGATATTCTACAAGTAAATATACCACTATTATTAGATATTACTTCTTCGATAACTATACCATTTGTATTATTTGTTGTTCGTAATGTTACTGGATTTGCTGGTAAACCAATTGGAGTTTCTACAATATTAACAGATTGAATACTATTTTCTAGTAAAACTGGATCTAAAAATCCACTGTCTATCCGAAGACCTGTATCACTATCAACAATGATGACATTTGGTTTAATTACATAATTTGATCCACCATTAGTTACACTAACAACACCTAAAGTATCTGCATTAATAATATTAATTGTTGAAGCTACCAAACTTTCAGGTTGTAAAGTTTTATCAGAGGAATATTCAAATCCTTCATTTATGACTCTGATTTTACTAACATTACCGACAGAAGTAGATTTTAGTTTGATAACTGCACCAACACCAATTGAACTTCCACCAATTCCAATGAATTGTGGTAATTTTTTATAATTAGAACCTCCAGAGAGAATATTAATAGAGTTTATAGAACCAGATGCTGTTTTTGAATTTGTGTTATAACTTAAATTATCACAGTCTGCTTGAGAATAAGATAATTTTTCTGGTTTTCGTTTTAAATTAATATCAAATGTATTATCACCATCTTTTGTAATAGAATAATTTCCTACATAAGCACTATCTTCAAAACATATTTGATTATTTTTATTAACTGAACTATCAACAGTGCCAATAATTCCTGATTTTTCAAGATTATAATATAATTTACTAGGTAAATTAGTTGTAAATCCTATGGTTAATGCCGCCCCTGCAGATCCAATTGGTTCTGAAAGTGTAGAAATGTTAAAGGTGGAACCTTTACCATCAGATGTAAATTCATTTTCAAATTTATTATCATAATATAATTTAAAATTATATCCAATTAATGAAGAGTCTGAAAGATCAAACGTTAAATTATTATTTTTGACAGAATTGATTATTGGATTTATTAATGAAATTGATTGTGAATCTCCTCCTGTTGATCCTAATCCTACAATAGTAGGGATAATTTGTTTAGTATCAATAAATGTTTCGCATAGTTTAAAATTATCATCATCAATTTTGTAAATAAAGTAATTTTTATTTTCTAAACCCTCTGGTAAAACTGAGGCTTTATATTTTACCTTGTTACCTGTTTTTAACTCATGATCTAAAATAGTGATTGTATTTGTTGTAGTATTAATTCCTGTTGAAGAAAATCCTAGTTGATTAATTAAAATATTACTTGTCAACTCATCTCTAACAACTTTAACAGATGTTGAGGTACCAATTCCAACAGATAGAGATGGTTGAACGAGTAACGAAATATTATCATCTGTTTCCAACCCATGATTGTTAGACGTTGTTACTTTTGATTTTATTTTTTCTGCTTTACATGTAATTTGATCAACTATTGTTTCTAATTTAAAATTATCATTATCACCTTGTGTTAAGCTGGAAAAATAAATTTCATTTGCATTTATTTCAGTTTTTATACCAATAGTATCGATAGATTTATTCACTGCAAATAGTATTTCTGGAATGGCGAAAGGATTTGCACCATTATTCTGCGTAGACACCGTAATTTGAGATGATGGTGTTGGTTTAGTGAGTTTTATTTTTTGATTTGTTGTTAAACCATGATTTTCAATATAAATTTGTTTTATAGGAATATTTCTTGTTATATCTCTACCAGCAAAAGAAAATGTCTTAGTGAGTTCAGAACCATCTTCAAATCCTACACCAATTGATTGATCTGCATTGAAATATAATTGTTTAACATTATTTGATTCAAAGAAAGGTGACTGTTTAATAATACTGAATTTATTGGTAAGATATTTTACTTGTGTTCCTTTTGGATGAACATTAGTATTTGATAATCTACTTACTGTTAATATATTTAAATTTCTGTAAATATCATGTATTCTTAAAGTTTCTGAACCAACGGTAATACTATTTCCGATAGAAACTGAGTTTGGTATATTTGCAACAAATATTTCAGTTGTAACACCAGCAACTGCATTGGGTATTGCTGATATTGTCTTAGTTTCAAATCTATCTACAGTAATTTTAAATGAGTCGTTTAAAAATGATAAATCTGAGGATATACCTGATATAGTTACAGTATCATTTGTATTTAAGTTATGATTATCAGAAGTATAAAAATTAATTTTATCCTCTGACCACTCTAGCACTGTATTTTCGTTTTTATCTATAGTTGTCTGTATATTAGAAATTCGTTTACCACCTATTCTTGAAATTACAGAAATTAACCCATTTCCTGATGTATTATCATTGTTAAAATTCAAAAATTCATTAACTTTATAATTTAAACCACCATTTACTATATCAATATCTGAAATAGAACCCGATGATATTGATTTAATTTCAATCTTTTGATTTCTCAGATCATTAGTTTCAATTATAAAATCATTATTAGCAAATTTATCTGCAACTTTATATGGCAAAGTGTTTCTTAATACATCATTTGTATTAAAATCAAAATTAGTTTGCTGAATATTACTTAAATTATGATCAATTGTTTTAGATCTATAAGTATTACCTATAAAATATGGAAAATCTGGAGTTTCTCCACCACTAAATGTAGCGTGATAAGCATAAACCCCATTAGGAAATTCTGGTGTTTTTTCAAATCTACCATTATGCTCATCTAAATCACCTGATTTATTAAATTCATAATCTTCAATAAAGAATCCATCTGGTCTATCAGTGGGTCTATCTTCTACATTTTCAGGTTTGAGTTCATAACTTGATTTTAATTTAGTATTTGTATCTGAAAATTGTCGTGGATTACTACTACCAAAAGGTCCATATATTGGATTTCCATCATATGCCCAACCTATTAAACCAGATTTACTATCAAGTAATGAGGTTGTATATCCAATGATTGAATATTTTAAATTATTATCAGAATCCTCCAATATTTGATATTCATCACTTGCAATTCTAGGTTCACCATATTTTAAAAATTTATTAACATTTAAAGATCTTATTTCAGTATCGAATAATGCATCCTGACCAGATGATTTAATTCTTATTACTGAATCAGTTGAATACCCAATACCTGCGTTTACAATTTTAATATCATTTAAGACATTAGTATTTGCATTCGTGTTAAACTCTATAATTGGTCTTAATTTTGCACCAATACCTGATCCAGTAGGATCAATGACTTCAATATCTGGTTCTGAAAAATATTCCTTTCCAAAATTTTCAACAGCTACATCTATAATTTTACCATCTAATATGATTGGTCTGTATGATGCAAATTTACCATTTTTAAGTGTTATAGATGGTTTTTTATGATTATTAATAATGTTAGATCCATAACCTGTTCCTTTTTCATGTAAATATACCTGTTTGATGCCACCTCTCACTTTAGGTATTAAATCAATTGATGTAATTGATGTAGTTGCAACACCTACTTTGTTAAATTGAACATTAACTTCAATATTTGGATATGAAAAAATCTGCTCTCCAGTTCCAGTGGTAGAAAATTCAACAAACTTTCTCCTTTCATAGTTTTCAGTCACTGTTGCTGCTATACCAATATCTGCGACTCTAAATGAATCATCATCAATTTTTAAAATTTTGTAATTATTTGTTGTTGTAGTAATTCCTGTTGATGTTGTCAATCCAGAAATTTTTGTACCAACAGTTGAATACTCAATTATATCCCCATCATTAAACCCATGATTTTTAAAGTTGATTGAATTAAATATTGTATTAATTCCAATATTTGGATCTACCCTTAATCTTCTATTTGTATATCCATCACCTTCATCTATCACCTTGATGTCAATTAATGTATTTCGAATACCTACATTAAAGGAGTGCCTACCCGAAACATTAGAACCATTAAACGACAACGCTCCTGTGTCATTCAAAGCATCCTCTGGTGATGTATGCAATTGAATAACTGAAGAATTAATTTTTCTTGGATAATATATAGATTTGTTAATTAAAGTATTTGCGAAACCTGTTCCAATTCCTTGATTGTTAAAGGAATCATAAATTATAGGTTCTCCAGTAACAAAATTATGATTTTCTAAAAATTTTATACGATCAGGGAGATCATTGTTACTACTATCCTTCGCATCTGTTACTATGCCACCACCAGATGTAGATAATCTCGTATCAAATAAATTTACTCTAAATCTTTCTCCAAGTACAGGTTCTAAAACACATCCATTTCCATTTCCTCCAACCACTTCTACAGAAATAACTCTATCTATATCAAAGTTTTGAGGATCTACGAATACTTCTTTAATCTTTCCACTAATTACAGGTTGAACTAAAGCTGTTGTTCCTATTCCAGCAGATACAGATATCTCAGGTAAATTAATTACATCATAATTATCTCCTCCATTTAAAACATTGAATTCATTTATAGGACCAAAATATATTTTATCTGACGATTTATAATTGGTTATCTCAACACCATTAATTAAAATACCTGTTTGTCCTTCCTGAGTTTCTTCATTTTCACCATTTGATATATCCTGATTTAAAGGGAACTTCTTTAATAATTTTTGTGGACTAATTATAGATGATTTTTGAGAAAATAAAGTAAATTTAACTAGTCCATTATCAGTACTTCTACCAAATCTTAAATTTTTACCACCATCTATATTTGTAGGTGCAGAGTACAATTTTATCTTTTTTTCGTCAATAACATCAACAAAGTAGGCACCTGTTTCTAAACCAACAAGTCCTCCTCCATTTGTATGTGAGTAAAAGACTTTATCACCAGTTATAAATCCAACATTTTCTGAAAAAATTATCGTATCAAAATCTAATTGATCATCTGTGCTTCCAGATAAACTATTAGGATCTGATATATCAACTGATGATTCATTTACATTTACATTAATTTCCTTACTTTTCTTAGATGAGTTATTAGTATTTTTATTAACAAATGATGGTAATGAATTAGATGTTACATAAGCATTTTCTGAATTTTTTTCAATATATACATTTTGAATATCTGAGATAATTTTATCATTCCCATACTCTAGGGGTGCACCACTGCTTGATGCTTTATTAAGAATTTTTCTTAATTTGAAATTTTTAATGTCAAAATTTGGAATTAAGTTTTCTAATTTTTGTGAAGATGCATTGTTACCATTAAGTGTTACCGTACCTAAAGTTAAATCAATGTCAAAAATATAAGGTGCTGTATCACCTGCAACTGGTACAACCACTTCATTATTATCTACAGATACTATTTCAACAAAATCTCCAACCTTTAAACTTGATTTATCTATTTCACTATTTAAAGTATATATTGCTCCATTTATACTTTTTATAAAATAAGAAGAACTTGTATTGTAAACCCATGAATTAGAAAATATTTGCTTATAATTTAAATTATTATTTTCAACTTTTTCTCCTAAACTCAAAACAGATATTACATCACCCTCCTCAGCGTCAATCTGTTCAATTTGTTCAAAGTCTGATAATACACCAGTTAATCTTAAATTGACTCGTTTATTAATATCACCGTCTTCAAATCCAAAATATGATATATCTGATCTAATATTCTGTATTGGTTGTATTGGTTCTACTACCCCCTCACAATTTAAAAATTGATTAACAGTTTTATCACTGTAAGTTATATTATTTGAACCTGATATAATTGTTCCCGCAGTTGCAAACCCAACTGTCGAATCGACACTGATAATACTAGCACCAACTGATACAGTTTCTAATGATTTTGTATTTGGTACAATAACAAAATCATTTTGAACATCACCACTTTCGTCATACCCAATAAATAAACCAATCTTAAAGTATGTTGTGATACCAGTTAAACCAGAATTAAATCTTTCAAATGGTTCTATTTCAGATATGGATGCATTTATATTTGAATCTAAATCACTTCTAAAAAGAGCTTGACCAGTTAAACCCTTTAATAAAGATTGACCTTTTAACTTAACAGGATTTCCTGATAATAATTCAGCAACACAAACTCTTCTTCTGACATACTTAGCAAATGAGGATTTAATCAATCTATTTTCTAAATTTAATATTTTTGGAGTTAATCCATATAAAACATTAAACAAAATTCTAAATGATTCTTCTGTTCCTTTTGATTCGTATAATGATCTTGCCTCTCCTATAAATGTTCCTACGTCCAATTTAGATTGAAAATCTGTTTCTTCCAATCCTGGTAAAAACGTTTTTTTGAATTTTTTATAAAATTCTTTTAAAAATAGAGAACTTAAATTTTGAACTATGGATGAATCTACATGTTCTGATGCAGATGAAGAACTGAATACTAAATCTTCTTTATTTACCTCTGAATGATAACTGGTAATACCACTAAACCCACGAACACATCCAGTAAAAGTATTTGTGGTGATTCCAGTATAAGTAATTATCTCATCATCAATCTTTATTAAACCATATTGATTTGGAAATCCTTTTGTACTAGTAACAGTTACAATTCCAGCACCAACAGTAGTAATACCAGATGTAGTGGCACTATCAACTATAACTTCTGGTAGTAAATTATTTACATTTAAATAACTCTCTAAATTATCAACAATATCAATTGATCCACCTTTAAACTCTTGAGAAATATAGTATTGTTTTAAAAATTCTTGCGTCCTAGGACTTTCATCCCGAATAAAATCGGGAAGTTGATTTATGATAATATCTTGTACTTTTACTTTACTAACAAAATTAGTTTCTATCATTTTCTAATTATTTCTCCATTTGGGTAACTTGATGAATAAAAATCTCGGACAAATTGAACTCCAGATATTTCATCACCCGATGAAATAACATCCCTAATCATATTTATTGAACTATTTTCAATGTTCAAATCTACATAAAGATCTTTCAAACCAACAACATCATTTGATCTTGGAAATGCTTGAATTTCAACTGTGTTATTTGGTCTTTCTGTAGATAAAAAATTAATTGTTGATACATTCACTTCACCTTTCTCATAATCAACAGATCCAGCTGATGAAACTATATTTTTGACAGTTCCATCATTTAGTATTTTAATGATTCTTAAAATACCAGTTTTCAAATCAGAGTTAGGTATGTCGGAGAAATATAATGTTCCTGATTGTCCAAAAATAGTAAATCCTGTTGATTTTATGTTAAATCCGTTTTTATTAACAAAAAATTTATTTCCAAAACATAGTTCATACTGAGCAAATTGATTTATTGATACATTTAAATCTCTTCTAATAATAATTTGAGTGATATTTGATGTAATTGAAGTATCAGTGTCATCAATGACTTTAAGTAGTTTACTATACTTAAGTCTACCACCAAATTTATTTAAATTAAGTGATTTTGAGTATGTTGTGAGAGAATTTATGACATTTGTTTTTAATGTATTTACATTTGTGACAAGTGAATCATTATAATATACATTTGAGACTATTTCAATGTATAATAATTTTAAATCTATTAATTTTTGATTGATTCCTGAGATTGTATACTGTTTTAATCCTGATAAAATTTGATTTTTTGCAAAATCCGAAACTAAATTACCATTTTTCGGTTTTATACTGATGGAAACTGTTCCAAACTCTGGAGGATCAAGTTCTTCACCACCAATAACGGATACAGACTCTGTATTTGGGTAAATTTTTCTAATAATTGCTTCATAATCTCTTGCAGTTACTGCTCTATTCTGTGCTGCGTATGTTAATGGGGAAAAATACTTAATAGAATCGATAGGTTCAATGTCTCCACCGTTTTGTGCCTTTACAACTGTTGTAATTTCTGGAACTTTTGATAGTGTTATTGGTTTTTCATCAGTTCCTTCTATGTGGATTAATTTTCCACTCCATGTAAACCTCTGAGCACCGTTTCCATCTTTACCGTCAGTAGTAATGTAGCTAACTTTTATTTTATTTCCATCATCATTCGTAGTTGTACCTAATTTTTTACCAAAAAATCCATCACCGAACTTTAACTCATATCTTTCATCTTGTATCTCATTGAGTAAGAATATTTTTGACTCAGAATTAACATTGATAATATTATCTACAAGATTATACTGAACACCACGACTTTCACCATCTTCTGATATAAAAACGACAATTTTAGAAGCGTCAATTGAATCATTATCCAAAATAAATCTTTGATCAAGAGATCCATCGAATGTAAAATTCTTTTCTAAGTAAGTTCCTTGAAAGACATTAATATTTTCAAAACTTGCAATTTTTCTACCATCAACATTAGTAACAACACTCGTGCTAATCTGCTCAGTTATTGCAAAGGTATATGTTTCATTATTGACATCTCCAGTACACACCAAACCCTCCTTTAAGGTCACTGAACTTACATCATCACTTATCTCTACATCAAAGGATATCTGTGCGTTTGCTGCCGTTTTAGAACGTGGTGTGTAACCTATATTACTTGCTAATGATACAACATTTTGTCTTAAAGTCGCAGAATCTAAAAAAGACTCATTTACAACCATATTTGAGTTGAAGGCTGTAATATAAGTATTGTACGCAAGTGTATCAATTAAGACAGAAAAGTTTGAACCATCAAAGTCAAAGTCCGTAAAAGTGGAATTTGCACGAAGATAATCTTTAATTGATGTTTTTATCTGATCGAAATCAAGATTTGTGAAATTTGAAAAAGGCATATTACCTTGTTGCCTCTAATATAAATGTAAACTCTTGAGTTGGGAACTCTTGACCGACAATATCATATATGATAGTGACTTCAAACTGATTTAAATCAGGTTCTGGGTCAACTTCAACCCTTACATTATCTACTCTTGGTTCAAAATTGTTAACAGATGTCTTAATTTGATCTTGAATTATGCTGGCGGTACCAAAATCTACAAAATCAAAGAGACTTTTATACACATCAGATCCAAATTCAGGATTAAAAAACTTTTCAGTAGGTATTGTTTCAACAATATTACGTACTGATCGACGAATTGCACTCTCATTTTTGAGAATTGGTAAATCCTTTGTGACTGGATGGGGTGAAAACGATAAACTTATGTCTTTAAACGCTCTAGATACCCTTTTAATTGCCATGAACCAAGTTTTATATTTATTTATACCTGTTTTTTGACAAATTTATCCCAATTCTGGTTCAATATTTAAATTTACACTGTTTATTTCAGTAATTGACGTATTTCCTGCTCCAATATTAGTGTCAATCGACCTTTCTTTTGCCGTTTTCCAAAAATAATTCTCTTCTGAACCTAATCCATCACGATCATGACCATTCTCCACCTGATAATACACGGTTGATACTTTAAAATCAGGAATCTTAGGTGTCTCAGGAGTGATACTGTTGTCATATATCCTCATTCTGTTGTTTGGATAGAGTGCAAACTGTCCATTATCGAGTTCAAGTAGGTTATGAGACTTATGTTCGGCAGGTTGCTCACTTGTTGAGTAGTCAATTGCATCTACACACTCATGATAATTATCTAAAGTGCATATATAAGTGCCTGTCTGATTGCCATAATCTCTTGTATAGATCTCATAGTGCATTGAACCGATAAATTGCTTCTGAACGGCAACCACACCATAGTCCATACAGTTCCAAAACTGTAGGTTATGTAATGTCATGTCAGGATCGGGTAATTCTGGTGACGATAGAAATGCAGAGATAGGTAACTTATCAAACATGGCGGCATATTCTGGCAGATAAGTTTCAAAGTAAAAGGCACGACCAGGTATACTCTTGGCAGATACCCAGACTCCTTTGACAAATTCACCATGACCACTCTTATGGTCAGTTAAATATTCTTTTCTTACCCAGACTTCATATGAGGGTAGGTTTGTAATTAGTGTAGACATTATTTGTGATGAAAGACTTCAACATAAGATTGACATTTTGGACAAGTAAAATTAGAAAAAAAATCATATTCAGATTCATCCCCATCATTTAATTCATCCATGGAGTTATCCCCACCCCATATTAATTCGGTGTTACAGTGCCAGCAGTTCATTCTTCGTAATCCTCCTGTATTTCAGTTGTTAAATCGAGAGGGTTTGGAAATTTACCCTCATAAAAATCCTGAGCAAGATCTTCCATTAAGTCACAATAATCCTCCATAGTAAGATTTTTACCAAGAATCTCCTGTCCTTTTCGAACTTTAAATAACTCTTGTTTTTTCATGTCCGACTCTGATTCTTGGATCACACCATATCTTAAACCCTGCTGCAATTGCATCGAGACAAAACGAGACATCCTCGCCGCACATATCCTGTACCTCACCAGACTCAAAGACCTGCATCTTTGGTGCAAACCACGGATATGGTAATCCTTCGTGCTCAAAGACTCCTTTTCTTATAAGTAACCATCCGAAACCTGTATAGTCAACGGTGAAAGGTTTGCGTCGTTTTGAAATACTTTCGATTGTTTCGTGATTCATTACACCACCATTGCTTCGAAAATCTTCTTCTTCTAACCAATGTGCCACCGATGTAGTCTTACCATCTTCGGTGCAATACCAACCTGCAACAATACTTCTCTCACTCTCTCCTTCTGGATTGGCATCAAGAACTAACTGGAAAAACTTTTCAGAATTAAAAACAATGTCAGAGTCAATCCATAACTGATAATCATACTCTAACTTTCCATCCCACGGAATTTGATTTGGTCCTCGAAGGACGTTTGCACCTAAACACTTGCAACGGGCAAAATTCACCATTGATGAATAATCCTGCGATATCTGTATACTTGCTCCTGATTGTACAAGATCAAAACATAACTGTACAAAATTCTTTAAGTATATGTATGATACTCCTCGACCTGGTAGACAAAATACTATCTTCTTTCCTTTTATTAATTCTCTTGCTCTCTCATAATCCCATTCGGGTTTCTTTTGCACTTTAGGTTGTGCCGCCTTTACTGTAAATCCTTTTGCCATAATAGAAGTAACTCATTTCAATTATATACTATTATATAGTGCTTGTCAATCAGACTCCTCTGTTAGAATCAGATCACCACTACTATCAATATTCCACTTTAATTTTAAATCTTCATACCAATCAAATTCATTGATTATCTCCTCTGGTATTGTAATGTGATATCTGTCTGTAACTGGATCGATCTCTATGGTCGAAAAAATTTCATCAAAATTTTTTTTCATTATCGTGAATCTTACACTTGATTTTATATATGCGAAAATTTTTTTTCAGAAGTGGAATATATTTGTGCCTTTCGTAACACTTTGTAGACTAGGGGTGTCATGCGATTTTATACACGGGGGGCATCAACGCCCCCCACTGCTGATGCACGAACGAATGACCCTACACGTATTTGGGGGTGGCATACTTACTGCATGGGTGTGGGTTCTCAGGTGAGCAACCGAATGAAGCAATGAATTCATCTAACTGATTTACTTCATCAGGTGTGAGATCATCAAAGTCAACTGTTGCGATGTGATCGACTCCCCACTCTTCGACTTCAAACACGAACTCCTCCCAATCGCAACACACGTGTGCCACGTTTTCAAAGTTGTCATTCTTAAGTATTCTGTTTGCGATTGCCTGTGGTCTGTTCATAACGGGAAAGGGATTAATTGCTTATGTACTTATTATAAAAGAGATGCCCACGAAGTGCGGGCATCTGAAACAATAGTTCACACTAGCAAAAGTCTAATAGAAAGTCCTGATCAACTGTGAATCCAGAGTGAAAAGATTTGATGTTGCCTAACCTGTCACTTACGAACCAACTCCAGTTTTTTTGGAATACACTGAAACCGTAAGCAAACTCAAATAACAACGCATTGAGTCTGGATTTTGTGGTATTGGATTGCCAACCACCGTCAAACAACTCCAACTCTTTAAGCACGTAATTGTAAGTTGCGATGTGGTTTCCGTGTAGGTAGATAAAGCACTCTTTTAAATCACTTGAGAAAGTTGTAACTGTATTGTCTTTGCTCCATGCAATTTTGTTTCTAACTGCGTGGTTCATTTCTCTTTCAATAAGTCTCATGTTGTGAAGGGGGGGAATAATTTGCTTATGTACTTATTATAACCGAATAAGCAACGGTGTGTAGTGAGTGTGTGTCACTTTCTAAACTGTCTCTGTCTGGCTGTTCTGACTAACTGCTCTTCTTTATTATACGTGTAATAATCGATTGAAGTTGCGATGGCCATTCCGACAGTGTAAAGAGCATAGCAACCACCGACTAAAATTAAAATTTCCATTACTGCACCTCCTTTAAAATAAAATCATCTGAAGTATCATTAGAGAAATCATCTATATTCCAATCCTCCCCATATTTTGCAACCATTTTTTTACAGAACTCAGGATTCTGTGGATCAAAGTAAATATATACTTGTTTATTCATTTTACTTTTCTCCTTGGGTATGGGCAACGTGGGTTGTTGTTTGTATTAGGTTGAATGCCTAAGAAGCAGATTTCATAGATCTGCTGTGGTGTGAGTTTTTTTACTGACATAGATCCTCAAATTTTTGCTGTGCATAGTCATTCATCCAAAGTTGAACAAATGGGTTGATTTTAATAAAACGATCTAATTGATCACTAGTGAAACCACTAATTTTTAAATACTCTTCATATGCTTCATCTAAGCATCTCTCATAAATTGCTTCGTGATGTAGTGTTGACATGGATGGGAAACTCCTTTGCTTATATACTAATT